GGCAACATCCCCCCCGTCGAAGCCGAGGCCGCCTACTATGCCGCGCTCACGCCGTCCGCTATGGCGGCGTGACTCAAACCATCAGGCCTCCGGCAAACCCGGCGCGGTTCAAGGCGAGCCAATTCCTGCTCTAGCTCTTCGATCTTTAGGAGTCTGGCTTCCTCGGGATAGACCTTGAGTCTAACGAATTGGCTGACCATCGCCCCACCGAACTCAAAGCGTGTGGCCAGATCGGAGGGGATAGATCCCGCCCCATCGGTCCATGGTCGGGCTAGGTTCAGTGGTGAGAAGACCGTGGCGAGCTCGGAGCAAGCCGCTTGCAGGTGCGCCTTCGTGACGGCCGTAAACAGGGAGCTCGTTAAAGATAGCCTGTCGACAAGCGCGTGTAGAGTTTCGGCGCGATCGACAGCCGAGGCGATCGCGTCGTGATAGGCGGCGGTGCTGGGCTCAAACGTCATAGCTTTCGCCAAGACCTCGCTACCGGGTTGCTTTACGCGCGGGACAGCAACGAGCCAGCGCGTAAGTTCGGCCAATTCGCTGGCCGGATCCGTCCAGGGTTCAGAGATGCCGAAGTTCATCCCAAAGCCTTCCGCGCACGCGCCTGGTGGGTCGGCCGGTGGTGGCCGTAGTTATCTTCCAGAGCCTTGACCGTCATGCCGGCGAAGGCGGCCGCCTCCCAGGCGGGGACGTCGGCTTCCATCAACCAGGTGCAGCAGGTGTGCCGCAGCCAGTGCGGCGTGATCTCGGCCGGCAGGCCCGCGTCGGCGACGATCGCCTCAAAGCCCTTGCGGACCTTGGCCACGGGCGCACCGCCGTGGTGCAGCACGCTGTTGGCCATTTCCAGGCCCTCGCGCTCGCGGATCTCGGCGGCCTTGGCCTCGTCCAGGCGTTTCCAGCGGCGCATATGCTCCAGGAGACCGCGCGGCATCTTCACGACCGGCCGGCGCTTGGTCTTGTGATCCTTCTCGCGCTTGCCGCGTCGCCAGATCATGCCGCTGTCGAGATCCACCCACGCCTGCAGCGGCGATTCCTGCCACAGCATCGCCATGGTCACGGCCGGCCGGTTGCCGGTGTAGAGGCCGATCAGGACGAAGCGGCGCAGGTGCATGCGGTTGGCGATCGCGCTGGCGCCCAGGCGCTTCCAGATGATCTTGCCCTGGGCGTCGAGCCCTTCGTTGCGGTAGCCCATGGCGGCGCGCAGCAGCTGGGCGGCCTGGGCGCGTGTGAGGGCGTCGCGGGGGCTGTCGGGCTTCTCAGGCATCCAGACCTTGGGCCGGATCGCCAGCGGGTATTCGCCGTTCCAGTAGTGGATCGCGGCCGAGAGGTCTTCGAGCTCGCGACGGGCGCCCTGGTCGGTGACGCGCTTCTCCAGCGCCGGGCCGCGCCGGGCGGCCTTGAGGGTGTGGGTCATCCGCTCGGCCACATAGGCCTCGCACTCGGAGCGATAGACCTCGCTCAGCTTCTTGGTCCCCCAGAACCGCATCAGGGCGTCCACGCGGACGGCGGTGGCCTTGGGGTCGGCCAGCTTGGGCGCCCGGCCCTTGAGGTAGTAGGCCAGGACCTCGGCGATCAGGACCTTAGACGGATCACTTCGCCGCCGCCGATCATCTGCAGCTTCTTCTTCCTCGGCCCGAACCGCCCACTTCTGGCTGATGTAGGCGGCGAGCTGGGCCTCTGCCCCTTCAGGGCCTGAGAGGCGATCAGGACCGCAGCCTGTGCTGATCTCAGTCTGTCCGTCTCGGATGTAGTAGATGTCTGGGATCGGCTTGCCGGTCCTGGGGTGGACGCGGCCGCTGCGGAGATGGAGGCGCGGGCCTTTGGACGGACGGGGCATGCTTCTGCGGGTTGAAAGAGCGCTTTTACGCTCGCTGGAGTCACCCACAAAAGTCCACGGACTCGCGCCGGGGTCAATCGACCCCGCGCGATCTCGGTCCGCAGCGACGAGACGGTGACCGGCCCGTGCGGCCAGAACACGGCCACATATTCGGCCAGGGTCATCTGGTCGTCGTCGGCCCAGTCGGCCGGATCCGGCCGGCGGTGCGCGCGGGCAAGGGGGTCGCGGCGGGCGGGCATTAGGCGAAGGCCTTGAGCGCGTCGCGGGCGATGATCCTCGCGCGGAGACCGATTTCCGCCGGCGGCATATCCCTGATCGCCTCAAGGGCCGACCGCAGCGCGATACGTTCCTCATCGCCAGCTAGCGCGGCTAAGCGCGCCGCCTTGCGGAACTCGTCGACGGTGAACTCGAGGGGCTCATCATGGCGGATCGCGTGGCCAAACTTAGTGACGATGAAGTGGCTGATTGCGTCGCTCACCTCCCCGCCTCCCCATCTTGAGAGCGGAGGCGGCAGGCCGATCCGACCGGCGCGGTGCAGGCTTCACATTCGGGCGGATTGCCTACGACTGCGCCGCCCTTGCACATGCGTTCGCCGTGCTTGGCGAGGTGGGCGAGGACGGGGCGCATGGCCGCGATGCGAGGGTCAATGCGCCCCATCACGCTTCCCCTGTCTTCTGGTTAGAGAGGGCGGTTTCGTGCCCGCCCTCCCCGTTAACAAGGGCGGCGGCGCGGCGAAGGTCTCCGAGCGTCACAGCGCAGCCCGCGAAACTGAAAACAACGGTCCAGTCTTGGCTTTCCTGCCACCACGGCAGCGAGCCTGAGGCTGGCGTGGTCACAGTCTTGGCGAGGTCGAAGAACGGTTTACCTGCCTCCCTCATAGCGTCTCGCTCTCGGGTTATAGAGGCAAGGGCGTCGAGGATGGTGCGGCCGTCTTTGGCTAGGTCGCCGAGGTAGCGCACCGACCAGTCGTCGTCGCTGTGCTGCACGAGGCGGACGCGCTCGGCGTTGATGTGGTCCTCGATCTCGATAAGGTCGAGCGTGAACCGCTCCACCGCTCCTTCAAGGTCAGTGGCCATGGTTCACTCTCCCTCGTGTTCGATCTGGCGATCGCCAATCGGCGCGGACGGGTCGTCGGCGAACATCCAGTAGTGGGCCTCAACGGCCAGGGCGATCCGCTCGACTGAGGTGCCGAAGTGCGCAGCGGCTTGGGCGAACGTGCCGTAGCGCGGCGTGCGTCGGTGCCCTCTGAGCGACCACGCCTGCACCATGTTGGCAAAGCGCAGCAGCTCGGTTTGTTCATCGGACGACATGGCCTTGAGGCGCGCCGTAAACTCGGTCTGTTCGTGGCAGTTTTCGTCGCTCACTGGCCGCGCTCCCCCGGCATGCCGTTGTGCTCGACGCCGTCCAGCAGGCGGCCGGCGGCTTTCTTGCCGACCTCGAACATGAGCATGGAGCCCTCGCCGTGTCGGTAGTGGGTCGGGTCGTTCCATTTGGGCTGGTGGCCGTCGCGGTTCAGGACCGTGTTCGCGACCTTGCACCGGCGTATCCCCTCGGGATCGCGCGCGGGCGGCGGGTGATAGAGATCGTCCGACATGCCGTCGGGCATCTGGCTGACGGGCATCCAGTTACCCCACTGCTTGAACAGGAACGGGACGCCGGCGGCCGCGCAGTCGTCGCGGATCTGGCGCACCCAGTCGGGGTGCATCGGGCGCGAGCCTGGGCCGCTCTCCCCGCCGACGACGACCCAGTCTAATCGGAGGGTGAGGTCAACGTAGGTCCGCCCGTTGGCAGTATATCCCCGGCCGCTCCATGAGCCCTCAGGCATCCAGAGACGCCCTTGGAGATAGTCAGCATAGGTCGGAGCGTTGCCGATCGGCGGACCATATTCGAACGCCGTCAGGTCGATCGCGCCCAACAGCGGCTCGGCCGAGATCCAGCGCTTGGCCGCCGGGGTCTCCAGCAGGATCGGGATGCGCTCGTCGGCGCGGGCCTGGTCCTCGACGCTGACGCCCAGATGCAGGTTCGGGAGCGGCCATGCGGCGTTGTCCAGGGCCGAATGGCAATCCCAGGCGCGGCGCCGTTCCGGCAGCGCCTCGATATAGGCCTTGGCCCGCGCGGGGCGCTTGGTCAGCACCTGGTAGGTGTGCTGCGGCGCGTCGATCATGGTGGCGAACACCTTGTCGATCCAGCGATCCGAGACCTGATCAGCGAACAGATCCGCGTGAGCGCAGACGAAGATGTTGCGCGGCCGCTTCCAGCGCAGCGGGGCGCGCAGCTCGTCCTCGTTGAGGCGCACCTTGCCGTTCCACACCGGCCCTGCCTTGGTCTCGATCGTCAGGCCCTGGCGCGTGGGGTGATTGCGCAGGCGCGTCCCCGCCAGCCGCATGGCGTAGCAGTTGGTGCAGCCGGGGCTGACGACGCTGCAGCCGATGATCGGGTTCCAGGTGGCGTCGGTCCATTCGATGGCGGTTCCGTCAGCCATGGGCGGGGCTCCCATGAAGGGCGATGAGGGTGATTTCGAGCGCTTCCTTCAAGCCGTCTCGGGCGCCGCCGTGACGCGCGCATTTCGGGTCGCCGAGCGGATAGGTCTCGGCCAGCGCGCGCTGTTCAGTGATCCGCGCCTCCAGGAGGTCTATCAAAGACTGGGTGAGCGGCTCATGTGAGAGGCTTGCGCAGAACGCCAGAGCGACCCTCTCGTAGTGCGTTCGAGCGAGCGGAGTGATGCTTGCCCAATACCCGCCGGCAGTGTTCCCGGCGGCAACGTCAAGGGCGTCGGCTAGCTTCTCGCCCAGGCTCTTGGCGGCGCCGCTCATCGCCGCACCACATCGCCAAAGGCCATGGCCAGGCCACGGCCGAGCCATTCCAGGATAAGAGCGCGCCGTTCGTAGGCCCCGCAGACGGGCGTGTCGCCGACCTGTTCCACGGGCTCGCCGTCGGCGTAGCAGGGAAAGCGCTCGATCGTGATGCGCGGCAGGATGTGGCCGAACAGCGCCCAGCCAGCGACGAGGATTACGCCGCTGGGATCGCGGGAAATGAAAGGCTCATTCGCCATGGGCCGGCGCCTCCACGGTCTGGATCTGGTCGCGGCGGGTGCAGCTCTTGCCGCAAGACGTGACTGACTGAACGCTGCCGGGGCAGGTCGTCAGGTAGCGCAGCGAGCCGGCGTCCTCGAAGCGGTAGACGGTGCAGCCGTCGACCTTGAACAGTTTCTGGACAGCGTAGCCTGCGTTGCTGTCCACGCTGTCAGCGGGCGTGCTGGGGCCTGCGCAGGCGGCGAGCACGGCAGCGACGGCGGCGATAAGGATGATGCGCGCCACCGCTCAGGCCTCCGCCTTCACAGGCTGCGGCAGGTCCCCGTAGCGGAACGGGGTCGGGATCGGGTCATCGGGCCCGAGCGGCTCACCGCCCGCGTTGACGTAGCCTTCGCGCTCGGGTCCGGCGCAGCGGGCGTGGATGAAGCCGCCGCTTTCGTCGGCCAGGACGTGGTCGTCGGCGACGAGGGTGGCGTCACAAGCGATGCAGGCGGACTCGCCTTCATCCTCGTCCTCGCCCAGGAACCCCACCATCTCGCTGGGCGAGACGGAGGCGGCGATCGCTGCGCGGATCTGGGCGTAGTTCGCCGGCAGCAGGCGCCAGCTCTGGCCGTGTTCGTCGGTGGCGATCGGCCACAGGGCGTCGGCCGAGATCGCCTTTACGCCGGTGATTTTCACGGCCGCGCCCTGGTCGTCGTCGCCGGTGATGGTGATGGCCGGACCCGACCGATTGGCCGTCCAGCGGTGAACGTTCTTCATAAGGGTCTCCCGTTCGCATCCGAGCGATGCGGAGGAGCCACCGGCGGGCCGATGGCTCGACCGCAGCGCTAGGCGTGCAAGGTGGGGCGCTGGCGCATCTGGGCGATCACCGGCGTGATTTCGGCGACCTGGCTTTGGACCAGCGCGATCCCCTGCTGCAGGAAGGCGTCGCTGCCGCCGTGGGGACTGGCTTGGGCTGCATCGGCCAGGGCGATGGCCATCGCATTGACCAACAGCGACAGCGTTCCGACCTCAGGGCGCGTGCCCAGAAGCTGGCACAGGTTGCGCGCCTCGCTGACGAGACATTCCGCCGTGCGGTAGTGGGCGTCGATCTGCGCGTCCTGCACCGCTCAGCCCTCCCCGCGCGAGGAACGGGCCAGCACCGACCAACAGGCCTTGATGCAGCGCGTGGCGCAGACCAGGCCGGCGATGCTCCAGGTGGTCAGCAGCAGCACGTTGATGGCGTCGGCGCCGCGCCCGGCGATGATTGGCAGGAACGTCGAGGCCGCCAGCAGCACCGAATAGAAGCCCAGCAGCAGGCCAAGGCCCAACTGCACCAGGAGATAGAACCGCACCCAGCTTTCGCGGCGGCTATCCGGTTGCGGCTGGGGGTCGGGGAGTCGGGGATAGGGCGAGGTATCGTCGTAGGCCAAGGCTCAATCTCCTGTGGGTTAGGCGGCGGGGCGTGCGAGCGGCGCTCGCATCGACAGGTCGGCGAGAAGGCGCAGCAACTCGTCGCCGGCGGCGGGGTCGAGGCTGAGCTGGCGCAGGGTGGCGCGGCCGAGCTCGCGGCCCTGCAGGGCCTGGGCGAGCTGGGCGAACCGCCGCGAGATCCGGGCCGCCTCGCGCGCGGCCGCCAGCAGGCGATCGGCGCGGACGGGGTGGGCGGCGGCCGCCGCCAGGCGGTGACCGGACGCCACCAGCTGGTAGCGCGCGGCCATATCAGCGGCGGCCTGGGCGGCCGTGGCGTCAAGCAGCCGCATCGGGCTCGTCCTGGCGGGCGACGCTGCTGACCACGGCCCAGATGTCGATCAGGCCCAGAGCGCAGGGCGAGCCGTAATCCTTGCCCTTGCGGATGGGTTGGGCGCGAAACACGGGGCGCGTGCCGGTGTCGTCAAGCAGCGACAAGAGGCGATAGGTGGTCACTCCGCCCGCGTGCTTCTCGACGATGTCGCCGACGTAGAGCGTGAGCAGCGGCTTCGGCGCTGGCTTGGGCTGATCTTCGCCGGCGACCGCATCTTGGGCCGCCGGGGACGTCGGCGCTGCTTGTCCGGTCTGGGCTGGCGCCGAGCGTTCCGACATGCCTCGAAAGCTGAGCCACCCGGTCGCGTACTCTCCCAGCGCCAAGGGCCCTGGTGTCCAGGCGCCAGGCTTGCTGCGCGCGGCGCGGATCAGGTCTTCGGCGGGCTGGCCTTCGACCCACAGGCCCTTTTCGCGAAGGTAAGCCTCCGCCTTGATGGTCAGCCCGATGTAGTTCCGGCGCGGGGTGTGGGTATGATCACTAGTTGGCTGAAAGAAATCGTAGTTCAGCGCCTCCGCCCATGCGGGCATGGGGTAGAACACTCGGGCGCCGCCGTAGGCGACGTGTTGCCGGCGCACGATCCGCGCCTTGAGCTCGACGAGCGCCAGCTCCTGGGCGGCCGTAAGGGCGGGTTCTTTGGCGGGCTGGGCCGGATCCTCCGCGACAAGAGCTCGGGACTCGGCTGGCGCCGCCGGCGCGGGCGCGGTCGGCGGCTGGGGCTCGGGCTCGCCATTGCGGCGGCGCTCAATCGCGGCCGCGACCATCAGGTTGTTCAGCCAGGACGTGGTGAAGCCCTCGTCGGTGGCGGCCCTGATAATGCGGCGCCCGGCCGCGCCGGAGGTCCGGCGGATGTGCTCCAGGCGCATGGGGGTGACGTGGCCGAGGGCGACCTCGACATCGTCGCGAAACGCCTTGTCCAGCCACGCCTGGCCCTGCGGCGTCAGGCGGCACATCGAGCAATGGACGCCCTCGGCCTTGCCCACATAGGTCTCGATCAGGTTCGTGAGCTCGCGATAGGCGGGGTCCTGATACCCATAGCCGTCGTCGACGGCCCAGGCCTGGCCATCCTCGGTCGTCACGGGATGGTTGGTCAGTTTCCACCGCAGTTCGATCATGGCCAGCCGGGCGTCCGGCGACAGGGTTCGCGCCTCGCGGACGCTGTCGCGCAGATCCTCCCAGCGGATTCGCCCCGCCTCGTAATCGGCGATGGTCTCGGCCGTGGCCTGCTCGGCGACGCGGATCTTGTCCTGGACGTCGCGGACGCCGGTTTCCGAACCCTCGCGGGCGCGGCCCAGCTTGAAGGCGATCTGGCGCGCCGACAGCCCGGTGCGATCCTTGTAGGCCTTGAGCCCCTGGGCGTCCTCCCAAGGCGACAGGTCCTCGCGCTGACCGTTCTCCACCAGGCCGATGAACAGCGCCTCGGCCTTGCTGGCTTCGCGCTCGATAAACGGCAGGCCCTTGACCAGGGCTTCGGGAAGGCGGCCCTGGTCCCGCAGGAGACGGCAGGCGCGCACGCGACGCTCGCCGGCGTGCAGCATGCGATTCAGCTGACCCGGGCTGGCCTTGTAGAGGACGATGGGCTGCAGCAGGTCGCCAGACTCGGCGATCGAGTCGGCAAGGCCTTCGAGCGCGTCCTGGTCGACCAACTTACGCGGATTGTCCGGGTTGAAGTCGATGCGGTCGAGGCTGAACCTGGCGATGGCGCCGTCGGGGATGAACCCGTTGGCGCGATCGATGGCGTCAAGCGCCGCCGTGCCGGCCTCGGTGCGAGCCCAGCCCAAGGTGCTGTCGCCGGTGATCAGGCCTTGGTCGACCAGCTTGCCCAGGTCGCGCCGCAGGTTCGAGCGATCGCGGCCCGTGCGCTTGGCGATCTGGTCAAAGGTGTTGCCCGTGCCGGTCCAGGGGCCGCTCAGGGCGCGCAGGACATCTTCAAAGGTCAAGGCGGTCGGCGAAAGCGACGTCATTCGTCGTCTCCGGTCTCGATGTGAACGGGGGCGGGCTCGGCGCCGATCGCCAGGCCCTCGGGATCGAACAGCGGCACGGCGCGGCCGCCGGTGTGGCTGTGCTCAAGGCGCGCGACGGGGCGGCCGAGCGCGATGTTGAGCTGGATGTGCGAGACGCCCTGGACGCGGGCCAGGCGCAGGCCGGCGTCGGGGTGGCCGGGCGCGATCTCGACCCACGTCAGGTCGAAGGGGCGCGGGTTGCCGGCCGGGCGGGCGATGATGCGGTCGGCGGTCTGGGCGATCGCCTGGGCGGTCGGGACGTCGTCAGCGCCGCGCTTGGCCAGCTCGCGGCACAGGCCCCAGGCGACCCGCTTGGTGGTCGGGCCGTACAGGACCGAGCGGATCTCGGGACGCCCCTCGATGGCGCGATAGATGATCGTGACGTCGTCGCCCTCGGCGAACTTGACCTCGGCCGGCGGCGCCGCGCCGAAGTCCGCGCCGGTGGGGCCACGGATCTCGGTCACCTCGCCGGCGCTGGCCAGCTGGGCGGCGGCGGCCGCAAAGGAGACGACGTCGGCGCTCATCACCCCTGCCCCGTCGGCGAGCGCAGGATCTTCATGCGGGCGCCCAGGGCCAGCAGATCGGTCACCGCCACGGCGTTGCGCAGGCCCGCCGCCAGGCCCTCGGCGCCGACGAACGGACGCTCCTGCTCCAGGGTGACGGCCACCAGGATCGTTTCGTCGGCGTCCAGGCGGATCGTGCGGCCGCCGGCGTGCAGGCCGATCACCTGGCGCGGCGGGCCTTCGGGCGACAGCACCACCAGCGGGGCGGAATAGATGCCGGCGGCCGGTGCGGTGGCCAGGGCGTGCAGGGCCTCGGCCACGTGCTGGGCCTGCAGGAAGAGGGCGGCGGGGCGGGCCATCACGCGGCCGCCCCGGTCGCGGTGTCGACGCCGGCGGCGTCGGCGGTCATCTGCTCGACCAGGGCCAGGATCTTGCCGCGCAGACGGCCGCTGACCTGCTGCAGGGCGACGGCCAGTTCGGGGCCATGCGACACGCAGGCCAGGGCCAGGCAGGGATTTTCCGGATTGATCGCGCCCGCCGGGTCGACGGTGTCGGCCAGGCCCTCGAAGAAAAAGCCGATCTCGACCTTCAAGGTACGCGCCGTCTCATACAGCTTGCTGGCGCTGACGCGGTTGGCGCCGCGCTCGTACTTCTGCACCTGCTGGAAGGTCAGCCCCAGGGCGTCGCCCAGCTCGGTCTGGCTCATGTTCAGCAGCTTGCGCCGCATCCGGATCCGGCGGCCGACATGCTCGTCGATCGGGTTGGCGGTGCGAGCGTCGCTCGTATCGTCGAAGGCCATGGGGGTCTCCTGTAGGAGCGCGCGCTGGGCGCTCCGGGGGTTGAAGTTTTGGGAATGAGGAGGGCCGGCCAGGGCGGTAGGGCTACGCCGAGCCCTGGCCGGCCCTCCGGCTCACCAGCCGTAGCCGTCGCCGTAGCCGTCGCCGTCGCCGTAGCCGTCGCCGTCGCCGTCGCCGTCGCCGTAGCCGTCGCCGTAGCCGTCGCCGTCGCCGTAGCCGTCGCCGTCGCCGTCGCCGTCGCCGTCGCCGTCGCCGTAGCCGTCGCCGTAGCCGTCGCCGTAGCCGTAGCCGTAGCCGTAGCCGTAGCCGTCGCCGTAGCCGTCGCCGTCGCCGTAGCCGTCGCCGTAGCCGTAGCCGTCGCCGTAGCCGTCGCCGTAGCCGTAGCCGTCGCCGTAGCCGTCGCCGTAGCCGCCGCCGCCGCCGTCGGAGCGGGCGGTGCCCGCTCCTTGGCCGTCGAGGGTCGCTAAGCGGCCCACTTCTCGGCCTCGCACGGGATGATGGCGATGAGGGCTTTGCGGCTGACCTTGAGGTCGGCGGCGGCGTCGAGCACCGTGTTGGTCAGCGGGCCTTCCTTGGCCAGCTGGCCCAGGCCCTCCTTGGTGCCCCAGCGGCGCACCGGGCGCGCGCCTTCGATCTCGACCCAGTCCGGCGTCGTGATCACCTTGCCGACCCAGACAAAGCCCCGGTCGGCCACCACCAGCGCCAGCCCGTGGGCCTCGCCTGTGGTTTGAGTTTGTTCCGTCATCTCGCTCTCCTTCAGGCCTCCCGCCGCTCGCCAGACATCCCCGGCGGCTGGCGGGGACCTGGTCGGCCTCTCCGAAACGACGATTGGGGCGTCGTGAGTCGGCGGGAGGTTGAGGTATTGTCAGCGCTCATTCTGACATTCTGTCAAGACATGTTGTCAGTGGATCGCGCACGACCACTTGGGCGAGGATCACGCAACCCAAGGGGCGGATATGAATAGAACTGCAATTTTGACGCTGGCATGCGCCGCCGCGCTAACGACCGCCTGCGATAGAGTGCCGGGTACAGACGCATATCGCGCGCGGACCGAATTGAGCGGATACCTGATCGACCCCGGTAGCGCCAAAATCACAGTTTACAGGGGGCGCGGGAACGCGCTGTGCGGCTTCGTCAACGCCAAGAACCGGATGGGGGCATACGTCGGGAACACGCCATTCTTGATCGATGAAGGCTACCCATCCCCAGCCCTTTGGCAGGAGCCCACCACATCTGACTACTCGACCTGGTCAAACGACGGCGCTTCTAGCGCGGGGCATGAGGCTTACGAGCGCCTCGAAACGGGCTGCGCCTTCAAGGCCAGATGGGTAAAGTCGTGTGGCGCCGATAGCGCTGTTGCGTTCGTTTATAACGAAGAGCTCTGCAGGGCCTGGCAGGCGAAAGACTGGGGCACGCTCAACAATCGTTGGCGCTACTAGCCTCGACCGACGACGCTGTGGATCGCAGCGACCTGCGCCATCTCGAAATGCAACTCTTTGTCCGGATTCAGCTGGTGCAGCACCAGCAGATCGGGATCGCGCCTAACAAACCTCTTGAGCAATCCCGCACCCTCGATCGTCACCATTACGCAGTCCTGCCCACGGCTAGGCCAGCGGTTCGGAGCCACGTAGATGATCTCGCCAGGCTCGTAGCGCGGCACCATGCTGATGTCGGAGACTTCTAGGGCGAAGGCGTCGCGGACGTGCTGCTGATTGGGGTGCATCGGCACGTAACCGCGCAGGTTTTGCTCGGCGATGGTAAGCCGGCTTTCCGTCGCCGCCCCAACCCAGCCGTATAGAGGAACCAGCCCCGGCATGGGCATGACCTTGCCGCCCGCCTCGATCGCGCGGGCAGTCCCTCCAAGCCAGGCCTGAATTTCCCGTGCTTCATGCAGCTGCAGGCGTCGTTTGCCGCCAAAGATGCGGCTGACCGAAGCGCTATCTAGGCCGAGTAGGCGACCTAGGTCTGCCTTCGTTTTGCCCTGCTCGCGCATGGCAGCGTCAATGGCGGCGATTTCCGGATCCATCATGGAGCCGGAGTCTGACAAAATGTCAGAACGCAGTCGTTGACGACTCGCGCGGATCACTTCACTCCTCATCCTGACATTTCGTCAGGAGCTTATGTCATGTCCGAGGATGCCTGTCACGCGGCAGTGTCTGTAGCCAATCCGACCGCGCGCGAGATCATCCTGAAAGTGATCGGCGCAAAGCGCCTGGCGGCGTGGTGCGACGTGAGCGAGGCCACGCCCTACCAATGGCTAAGCCGCAACGGCGACGCCCAGCCGATCCCGTTGGACTATGCGGCAAAGGTCGTCGCCAGCGCCAAGGCGGAACAACTCGACATCCGTACGGACATTCTGTTCCCGAGCTTGGCGGGGCTGCTGGCATGATTGGCTACAGCCCCATCCGGTCGCCGACAGCGTCGAGGTTCTCGAATGCGCGATCGAGCTGCTCGGCCGCGATCTCCAAGTGCAGCCTGGCGCGCCTGAACTGGCGCCCTCGCGTCTCCTGTTCGGCGAAGAATGATCTTCCTTCGGCCAAGACTTCCCCCTGCGGCACCGTGTATCGCTCGGCCCTTCCGCAAGGACATCCGGTCTCCACGCGGCGCGTCAGCAGCACGCGCAAGTCGTTCAGCACCCGCTCAACGGCGGCGTCTCTTTCGTTTGACACTGTCTCTACTCCTGCTGCGACAACCCGTCGCAGCTGCATTTCAAGTGGAGACTTGAAGAGCACGCAACCTAAAAGGCAACGCTTCGGTTGCGACAGTGTGACTCAATTGACCCTTGGTTGCATTGCGAGTCATAAACCGGATCTCGCGCGCGCCGCGAAATCCTCGCGTCGCGAGGGCGGCCGATGAGCGGTCTCGGCGAGCGCATGACGGCGGCGGAGGCCGTCGAGGGCCTGGTGGTCGCGGCCCGCGAAGTCGCGCAGGCCGCGCTAGAACTTGAACAGCTTGTCGAGCGAGCGGTTCAGATCCCGGACGTCCTTGTCCAGTTGCTTGGTGTCGATCGTGAAGTCGACCCCGCAACCACGACAGTTTCGCTGCGGCTTTCGGCGCAGGGCGCCGATGGTGTCGGTGAGCTTCTTTCCGCATTGCGGGCAAGGCACGTCGACCTTGGCGCTGTCCAGGCTGAGCTTACTCATCGGTTCGGTCCCTTTCAGTTGAGCATCGGAAGGGAACCGCGAGTCGGCGGAGGCGGGCAAACCGCCTCCGCCGGCGAGGACGCTGGCGACATGGGCGGCGACCCAGACCTCGCCGCGCGTTCGCACGCGATCGTTCGGACCCGCGACCTGCTGGCTTCGGACTATGAAGGTTTCAAGGCCAGCCCCTCGCGTCGAGGGGGCGGCCGATGAGCCGACGAGCGACCTTCTCTGTGGGCCGAGACGTCGGGTTTGACGTCACCGTCAGTTCACTTGTCGTTGAAGGCATCAACCGCATAGCCGCGCGTCGCCTGCGCCACTGCGCTTTCGACCTGATTACGTCCCGTCTGGGCGGGGTTTCGCACGACAGGCTTTCGCTGACGCGCCGCTACAGCGTGCAGCGCTGCGCCTATGATGTGAACCAGCGCCGCGTCCAACGGGCCGTTTTTGGGCAGGTGGGCTTCAGCTTCCAGCCGCCCGAGGAAAGTCCTCAGGTGCTGATCCTGGATGCCGCGCAGAAAGGCGATTTCGCGCTGTTGGCGCGCGACTATGGCTTCAAGCCGCGCGATGCGCTGAGCGGTACGGTCACTCATTCCAGCTTCTCCGTGTGTAGTGGTTCCCACATGGAAAGCCGAGTCGGCGGGGGCGGCCAAACCGCCTCCGCCGATGAGGGCGAAGCGCCATGAGCCGCCGCCTTCCCGAGCCCAGCACGGAAGACCTGGCCAAGTGGGGCCGGCTGACCAGGGCCGCGCGCGAGCAAGCCGCTGCGCCCATGGCGTGGGCCGGTGACCTGGGCAAACGGGCCAAGGTGGCCGGCCGCGCGCAGATCCCGCCCGCTTATTGCGTCAAGGGCTCGCCGTTCCAACGCTTAGTCGAGCTGGGCAAGGTCTTCGCCGGTCTGCATCCGGACCAGCGGGTCGAAAAGGCGGCTGAGCTGCTGCGTCTGGCCGACGAGGTCGAACAGGCCCTGGCGTCGCGTCCGGCCCGCAAGCGCGCGGATCTGGATGGCTGAGATGACGCGCCGCCGGTCCTTCACCGTCGAACAGGCCCGCCGCAAGGAAGCGATGGACCCGCATGTGCGCTGCCGAAAGCTGGCGCTGGCGGCCCTGCATCTGGGCGGCGCGGCGCTGGGCGAGCTGAACGGCGCGCAGCCCGACGCCAGCGGCTCGGCCCGCTGGGATCTGATCCGTTTCAACGACGAGCTGGCGCACGGCAGCAGGGCCGTGGCTCCGGCCCTGAGCGACCCCGACGGCCGCCAGGCCTGGGCGCTGCTGGTCAGCGCGGGCCGGGCCTTCATCGCGGCGTCTTCGCGCCGCCGGCGAGCCTTTGCGCCCGCCCTGATCGCCGCCGCGCAGCTGGTCGAGGATTTCTTCCAGGAGCAACGCGGATGACCGCACTGTCGAAGAAGGATCGGGAGATCCTGAACCTGAGGGCCGCGCGCATGTCGTCGGCCTCGATCGCCGTCATGGTCGGATGGCCGGAAGCCAAGGTCTATAACCGGCTGGCCGCGCTCCATGTCTATTCCGCGGCCGATGCGCTGGACCGCATCGCCGGCAAGTCGGCCCTGAGCCTGGCCGGGTTGGCGGCGTTCGGCGACGAGGCTTTCGCCCTGCTGCTCAAGTCGATGGTCGAGGCCATCGCGCAGGCGGCGGCCAAGGTCGCCCCTGTCCCCGCGCCCCGCCCGGTGGCGGTCGCCCGCGTGGAGGCGGTCGTCGCCCAGCCTCGCCCCGCTCCGCCCCGCTCCGCTCCCCGGCCTTCGAGACCTGGGCCGGAGCGCAGCAGGCCGGCGGCCCCGCGCCCTGCGCGCCGGACCGCAGAAAGCCCCAAGCCCGCGCCGGTCGGCGCATCGCTTCCCCCGCCGCCTGCCGGACGGCGCGCCCTCCTCGGCGCCGTTCGGCTAAAGCCCGTCAGCCCTCGGGTGGCGGCGTGGGCGGGCCACTTCCGCAGGGCGCGCTGGTCCCTGGCGGAAGTGGCCCATCTGTTCGACGTGTCGGAAGACGCGCTGGCCGTGGCGCTGGGTGAAGCCGCATGAGCCGCAAACCCAGCCGCGCCGTGATGGAAGCGCGCGCTCCAGCGTCCGTTGAGCGTGACGACGCGGTGACCGCGCTCTATCGCGCGCTCGATTACTTCCCCACGCCGCCTTGGGCGGCGCGCGCCGGCGCTGAGCTGGTGCAGCGCCTGGATCCTCTGGCCAAGACGGTCTGGGAACCCGCCTGCGGCGAAGGGCACATGGCCGGCCCGCTCGCCGAGTACTTCTCGGTTTTCGCCAGCGACATTCACCCGCACGGCTTTGGCCTGGTCGAGGACTTCCTGCAGCCCAGTCTGGAGCGTCGCGCCTGGTCGGCGGACTGGGTGATCACGAACCCGCCCTTCAAGGATCTGTCGGGCTTCGTGTCGCGCGGTCTCGAAGTCGCTCGATCGGGTGTGGCGATGTTGCTGCGCACGGCGGCCGTCGAGAGCGGCGGGCGCTACAGCCTGATTCAGGCGCTAAGCCTGCAGGCGACGTTCAGCGAGCGTGTCTCGATGCGGTTGGGGTTCTGGGATCCAGACCACAGCTTCGCCACGACCTATTCCTGGTTTGTCTGGATGCATCCAGACGCGGAGGCGCGCTCACCGCTCCGTCAGGCCATTGTAGAGGCCCGCGCCATCGGCGGCTGGCCTCACGTCTTGGTTCCGCCGGGCGCCCGCGATCGCCTGTGGCATGCGGACGACGTGCGCAAGTACGCCAAGCTGGCCCCGGCCCCGCTGTTCGACGGGGCGTCGGCATGAGGGGTTGCGCCCACTGTGACGCCCTGCAGCGCCAGGTGCGCGAGCTCCAGGAAGAGCTGGCCGAGTGGCGAGCGTCAGACCAGGGCGACGCGGCCGCCGACACCGCCTGGTCTGCAAAGGTCAGCGCGGTTCTGCGCCTCAAGCGTATCAAGTCGGTGGGTCGTTTCGTGACGCCTGGCGACATGCGGTTCCTCAAGGCGCTGATCACGGCGGCCCCGCGCCCGGTGAGCCATGATGCTCTGCTCGAGGCCTCGGCCCGCTACGGTCTCGAGCCTCGCGGCGACGTGAAGGTCAATGTGGTGCGGGCAAGCATCTGCCGCGCGCTTTTGGCGTCTCAGGGCTTCTCGGACGCGATCATCAGCGTCCACGCCTACGGCTACGAAATGCCCAAGGCCGTGGCCAAACAGGTCCAGGCCTGGCTGGACGGGTTGGTGGCGTCATGAACGTTCCGCCCTGGCGTCGCGTGGTGGCCCACACCGCCAAGAAGCAGCCTGTCACAGAGCACCAGGTCACCGTGCTGCAGCGCCTGGCTGACTGCGGCGCGAGCGGTTCTTGCGCCGTGGGCGACTGGATGGACGGCGGCACGCTGGCGGCCTTGGTCCAGTTGGGTCTGGCCGAACGGATGACGCCCGAGCACGGCGAGCGGATCGGCGGCTGCCGCTATCGCGCTTCGCCCGAAGGTTCGGGACAGCCCCTGATGCGTGCGAGCGCCGCTCGCAAGGCGGGTCGCTGATGCGTGAAGATGACCTCTTCGCCCGGGCGCGCGATCGGGTGTCCGTGGCGGACCTGGCGACGCACGCCGGGTCCAGGCTGCGCGGCGGCAAGACCCAGCAGCGCGGCGTTTGCCCGGTGCAGGGCTGCGGGACCAAATCCAAGACCTCACCCTTCGCCGTCTGGCCCGACAAGGGCCGGTTCCGCTGCTACAGCTGCGGCGCCTGGGGCGACGTGATCGATCTGGAGCAGCAGCTGGGCGGGGGCACGGCCTCGGACGCGGCCCGGCGGTTGCTGGGCGAGCAGTTCAAGCCCTCGGCCCCGCGCAAGGTCTACACGCCGGTGGAAGAGCAGGCGCGCGATCGCAAGCGCCTGGAGCTGGCGGCGCGGATGTGGCGCGAGGCCAAGCCGATCCTGGGAACCCTGGCGGAAAAGTACCTGCTGGCGCGGTTCATCCATCCGGCGGTGATCGTGGCGGCCGCGCCGGCGCTGCGCTTCCATCCGGCGGCGCTGCACAGTTTCGACGAGGACCTGCGCGTTTGGGTGTCCGCGCCGGCGCTGCTGCTGCGCGTGGAGACCGTCAGCGGGCCTACGGGCGGCATTCACGCGACCTACCTGCTGCGCGACGGCTCGGGCCGCGACAAGGCCCTGGGCAAGAAGATGTGGGGCGCGCACGCCGACGGCGATGGGCGGCGGGCTGGATCCTGGCTGATCGGCCCTGTGCGCGAGGGCTATGACGGCACGCCGCTGGTGCTGGCCGAGGGGCTGGAAACCACGCTGTCGCTGGCCTCGCTGGCCTGGATGCAGGGGCGGCGCGTGCGAGCGGTCGCGGCGCTGTCGCTGGACCGCCTGCAGGGCGGTGTGGCGCGCGACGCCGAGGGCTGCATGGACCTGGATGCGCCTAAGGCGGATCTGGAGCACCGGCCGTTCCTGTGGCCGTCGCCGGAAGCTCAGCCCTGGCCGGAGATCCTGGTCGGCATCGACCACGACATGAAGCCCTGGAAGACCATGGGGCGCACCGGGCGCGGAAAGCCGGTGCAGATGGTCTTGGACGCACAGGCCCGGGCGGCCCTGTGCGCGACCCTGATCAAGCAGCAATGGCGGGCGTTCGGGCAACCGAGCGTCCGTCCTCTGCTGCCGCCGCCCAACAAGGATTGGAACAACGAACTGCAGCGCCGGGTCGAGGCTGACCGGGCGCGGACGGGGGTGTGAGCGTGAGCGAAGACATGGACGACGACCACCTGGCGGCCGGGCATGAGCCCGCTGTGGCGGACGATCAGCCTCTGAACCTGGAAGAGCCCCAGGACGGCGGCGACGCCGACAACGACAGCGGCGAGGGTTTGAAGGGCTTTCCCAACCCACCGGTGGCTGAGTGCCCCGTGGTGCCGCTGGGCTGGTACGGCAAGAACGTCGTGTTCGCCATGCCCGAGGGCGAGATCCGCATCGAACCGGCCGCAAAGCTGGGGCAGATGATCACCGTCGACATCTTCGCCAGCGAGGCCTCGCGGTCGTTCCTGACCTACTGGCGCGACAAGAAGGACAAGTTCCACCGCGAGCTCGCGGTCGTCTGGTTCGTGCGCCAGTGCCGAGATGCGGGTTACTGGGATAACAGCCGCGAGGTTCGCCTGTTGGGCGTGTGGCCCGGAGAGGGCGGCGCGCCGGTGATCCACCTGGGCAACGAGGTCTGGCTGCTGGGCGGCAAGAAGGCCGACAAGCGCTCGATCGCGTCCATGCTGCGCGATCGCAACGGGCCGCTCTATCGCGTCCAGCCGCCGGCGATGCGCCCCGGCAAGCCCGCGACGGCGGCGGACGGCGCCTGGATCCGAGAGCAGCTGGACCACTGGGCGTTTGAGCGCCTGGACGATGAGGGGCTGAGCGGCGCGGACATCGTGGCCGGGTGGCTGTTGCCGGCGCTGCTGGGCGCTGTCGCACCGTTTCGGGGCCATCTGATCGTCTACGGCCCGCCGGGGGCAGGTAAGACCACCATGGTGGGCTTTACCCGCGATCTGGTCTCGGCCAACGCCGGGCCGCTGCTGGACAGCTTCTCCGAGGCCGGTTTCCGGGCCGAGATCTCGGGCATGGCGCGGGCCGCCTTCCTGGACGAGGCGGAGGCCGCCTCGGATGGCCACGGCCCGGGGCCGGTGGAGCAGGCCCTGGGCCTTCTCAGGCGCATGGCCACGGGCGACGGTTCGGTGCGCAAACAGGGCGGCGGCGACGGCGGCGTGACCACCCAGACGGCCGTCGGCGCGGCGATGCTGGGAGCGGTGACGCCGCCCAAGCTGGAATCGGCCGATGCGACGCGCATGGTCGAGATCCGGCTGCGCCCCTTGCCCCCGATCCCCCAGGGCGGCCGGGATCCGGACGCGATGATCCGCGAGGCCCGAGAGCGGGCCAAGAAGCTGGCCCCGGCTCTGCTGGGGCGCGCTCTGGCCAATGCGGGGCGCTACAAGGCCGATGTGGCGGCCATGAAGGCGGCCCTCAGGCGAAGCGGCGAGAGCCCACGCGCGGCCGATCTGGTGGCCATGCTGGCGGCGGGCCGAAGGTTGCTGCTGGTCGACGAGCCCCTCGATGAGGCTGCGGCCGACGATGAGGTCAAGTTCTGGGCGCCGTTGATCTACCAGCGCCGGTCTCAGGACCTGGTCACCAATGTCGGCGCGGACGCCTTCGCGCACATGATGGCGGCCGAGAGTTCGCTCTACAGGTCTGACAGGCGGCTTACGATCGGGGCCATGGTCGAGCGCCTGGCCAAACAGGACCGCGAGTACGGCGAGACCCTGAGGGGCTACGGGATCCAGCTCTGGGAGGACGGTGACCCTCAGGCCTGGGAGGCGTCCAGCGGCGGCCCTTGCGGCCGTCCTGGGCCGTTCCTGATCGTGGCCAACAAGCACCCCGCCCTTGAGAAGATCTTCGCCGGCACGCGCTGGCGAGATTGGCGGCGCTCGCTGTCGTTCCTGGATGATCTCGGGCCTGAGTTTCAGACCTGGGCGACCAAGCCGCTGCGCTACGGCGCGGGGGTCAAACAGCGCGGCCTGGCGATCCCCCTTACCCCCTTGCTCGACAATCTGCCCGGCGGCCGTTCCAGGACCGTTCCAACCAGCGTTCCGGAGGAAAGCGTTGACTGGTAACGACAATCTTCCACCTGGAACGGGTGGAACGCATGGAACGCCAGATGGCCTCCTGCATGCACATGGGCAGGCGGGCGCGGGAGCGTGCATGTCCGTTCCATGCGTTCCATCCGTTCCACCTTCTATTTCTCTTAAGACTATCAAAGAGATAGATAGGAACGCCCCCCGGAACGCTCCGGAACGCAAGGCGTGGTTCGTCGCTGAGGTGGTCTCGAAGGAAGAGCCGCGCGCCCTGACCCAGCTGGAAGACGCTGGCCTTGAGGCCTATTGCCCGGTCGAGACGCACCTGACCCGCCACTCGCGAAAGCAGGCCCGCAAGCGCTATGAGGTCCCGCTGCTGCCGGGCTATGTGTTCGTCCGTCTGCCGGTGACGGATCTTGGCGTGCCCACGCTGGACCGCGACGCGCTGCGCGAGGCCTCGCCGATGGTCAAGGGCCTGGTCGTGGTGGCGGGCAAGGTGCGGTCGATCTCGGATCGCTGGATCGACGCCCTGCAGGCGGCCCAGGCCAAGGGCGCGTTCGACTATCTGCCGCGCGGCCGGCCCAACTACGCCAAGGGGGATGAGGTCCGCATCGTGACGGGCGCGATGGCCGGGCGCATCGCTCAGTTCATCGCCAACAAGAGCGGGCGCTTCAAGCTGCTGCTTGAGCCGATCGACATGCTGGGCCAGCCGATCGCTAACGGCCGTCCGCTCCGGGTGAAGGTCGAGCCGGATGCCGTCGAGCCGGCCAACCCCGCGCCGGTTGACCCGTCCGAGAACCTCTGGCCGCCCGCGCCTGACATAACCCCATAACGCAACCTATTGCGTTCGCCCCCGAATAGCGGCACAAGATGGGCCAATGGCCCCGCTGTTCGGGGTCGCGGACGATGGCCCAGGGCTTAGCCCCGATAAGACCGACCGCCAGAGAGCGGCAGGCCACCCGGTTCGGAGGTTCGGCGATCGCCAGACCCCTCCCGAGCACGCTAGCGCAGCATTGCCCACGCCAAACCCTTGAACCACAAGGCCTTTTGACCGCCCCTCGCACTGCCCCCCCCTGGGGTCGGCGGGTCCTTCCCCCGCCGCCGGGCGTATACGGTACAGCGGAGCGCGACCCTAAAAAGATCGCTCGTTCTGCGAAAACATTATGAGTGACAACCACTTATAACTCCGGAGGTCGCCCTTATGACCGCCGAAACAACCGAATGGGTCTCCCAGTCCGAGGCGGTGCGCCTCCTGGCCGCCCGTCACGACGAGATCAGCCAGCCGGCGCTGAGCCAGTACCTGAAAAAGCACCCCGAGGTGGCGCGTAAGGATCTTGGGCCGGGCAAGGCCCAGATGATCGACTTCGCGAGCCTGGTGCGGTCTCGGGCGACGCGGCGCGGGCGGGGGCCGTCCTCGACGCCGACGCCGGTCCAGGAGCTGCCGATCGGCGAGACGCCGACGCTGAACCTGGTCGTCGCGCCGACTCCAGTCCAAGCCGACGAGCCGCCGTCGCGTGACGCCACGTTCAGCAACGAGCTATCGAAGCGCAAGGCGATCGCCGACACCGAAACGGCCGAGTTCAACGCCCGGTCGGCCCGGATCAAGGCTCAGGAGCTGGAAGGCCGCCTGATCGACAAGGACCAGGTGACCCTGGCCTTCCAGGCCGCCGGCGTCGCGCTCCTGCGGGCGATGGAAGACAAGCGCCGGGGCGTCGTGGATGCGATCCGCGCTGCTCAGGACGCCCGTGGGGCCGACCAGGCGATGCGCAGCTATGAGCGCGACGTGCGAGCGGCGTTCGCACACGCGCTGAACGACCTGGCCCTGGCCGCCCAGCCGGAAGCGCTCGCCGCTCAATGAGCCCGGCCATTGTCGGCGCCGGCCCCCAGGTCGCCGCCCTGTTCCTTTCGCTCGCCCAGGTGATCGCGCCGCCGCCGGACGAGCCGATCTATGTCTGGGCCGAAGGTCGGGTGATCATTCCGGCCGAGGCCAACACCGCCCGCCCGGGCCCGCTGTCCTGGGATGGGTTCGAGTACTGCCTGGAGCCCCTGGAGCGGCTCAAGTTCGATCACCCCTGCCTGCGCGTGCCGGTGATGGCGGCCGCCCAGACCGGCAAGTCGAACATCGGCGTAACCTGGGCCTCCTGGATGATCGTTCGGGCGCCGCGTCCGATGGGTCTGGGCGTCCCCAGCCGGCCGAAGGCCCAGGCGTTCAACAGCAAGAAGCTGCAGCCGGTCATCGACCAGACGGCGATCCTGCGCGAGCGTGTGGTGCCCGAGGGCTCGCGCAAGGCCCGCGCCTCGACGTCGATCCAGAAGAACTATCCCGGCGGCTCGCTGACGATTTTCAGCGCCGCCTCGGTCAACGACCTGCAGGCCGAAAGCTACGGCGCGCTCTGGCTCACCGAGACCCCGAACTTCAAGGCCGAGCTGGGCTCGCGCGGTTCCCCGATCGGCCAGGCGCGGTCCCGGATGGACGGCTGGGAAGCCGCCGGCACCAAGGAGCTGCACGAAAGCACCCCCGGCGAAGAAGGCGAGTGCCCGATCTCGGCCGACTTCATGGCCGGCGACCAGCGCGAGATCTACCTGCCGTGCCCGCATTGCGACCACGCCTTCCGGATCGACTGGGAAGAGTTCGTGGTTCCCGAAGACGGATCGGAAGAGCCCTATCTGGTCCCGCCCTGCTGCGGCCACGAGACCGGCGCGATCGTCGAGGAACGCGACCTGCCGGCGCTCAAGCGCCTGATCCGCCGCCGCCTGGAGCTGGAAGACCGCGTCGGACCCGAGGGCCTCGCCGACATCCCCGACGACCTGGCGGCGGGCTATCTGCCGACGTTCAAGTCCGAGGATCCGGAGAACCCCGCGCCGGGCAAGTCGGTGCCGAAATCGGAGTTCAACCGCTGGCGTCAACGGCCGACCGAGGGCCGCCTGGGCAGCTATCACTTCTGGCAGATCCTTTCGCCGCTCAAGACCTGGCGCGGCCTGGCCCAGGACTGGCGCGACGCGCGCGGCAACCCGGCCGAGGAAGCCTCTTTCCGCCAGCAGAAGCTGGGCCTGCCCACCGTCACCGGCGTGAAGGCCCCCGACCACCAGGTGCTGGTCGAGACCGCTAAGAAGATCGGCGTTGTGCCCAAACAGGTCCCGCCGGGCACGTGCTGGCTTTCGCTGCAGGCCGACGTCCAGGGCGACAGCATCGTCTGGTCGGCCATGGCGCACGGGCCGACGTTCTCGGCGCGTTTCGACAACGGCGTGATCGACATCGACCCGCTGACGGTCGAGGCCTGGGCCGAGCTGGCCCGCATCGTCGAGCGCCGTTACGAAGGCCCGCACGTCCGGCCGCTGGGCTTCGATGCGGTCGGCGTCGACTCCGGCGGCGTGGATGGCGTCACGCCTCGGGTCTATGAGTTCTGCCGGGGTCGCGCCAACGTCTATGCGATCAAGGGCGCGTCCAAGCCGATCGAGTCGGGCCTGCCGACCGAGCTCAAGAAGATCAAGGGCAAGGACACCCGCCAGCGGACGATCACCGTCGACCTGCTGAGGGTCGATGGCTACGTGATCAAGCGCTATGTCGCCCTGGCCCTGCAGCAGTTTGTTGCCAGCGGCGAAGGCGATGCGATCCAGCCCGGCGCGCTGCTGTTCGAGGACGACGCCACCGAGGAAGACTTCCGCCAGCTGACGGGCGAAGTGTTCAAACGCGCGGTCGACGCCAAGCCCGGCCAGCGTGGTGAGTGGGTCAAGGTTCACGCCAACGAACAGCTTGACCTGGCCGTCTACGGCTGGGCCCTGGCCTACCAAAAGCGGGTCCACACCTGGGACGCGGCCCGCTGGGAATTGATGTTCAAGCAGCGCGCGCGCCTCGACGCCGAGCCCAGCCAGACGCCGTTGGAGGCCATCTGGTCGGCCGATCCCCAGCGCGTGCCCAAGGCCGAAACCGCCCCCAATCCCGGGACCGAACGCCGGTCCCTGTTCAGCCGCCGGAGCGACATCTGATGCCCCTGACGTTGCAGGAAGAGGCGCGCCTGGCGCGGCTCGAAGCCGCCTACGAACGGGCGCTGTCGGGCCAGCACGTCAAGGTCACGCAATCGGGCGGTCGCCGCGCGGAGTTCGCCGACGTCGACCTCGCCAAGCTCAAGGCCGAGATCGACGGCCTCCAAGCCAAGGCCACCGCCGGTGGTCGTCAACGCGGCGCCCTTCGGTTCCGCCTCTAACCCCTGGAGACTTCCATGGACGCCACCCCGCCTGCAGCGGCCAATCCCGCCGACAAGATCCTGGACAACCTCGACGCCTTCGCCGGCGTCGTCGTCGCGGTCCTGGTCAGCGGCGTGTTTCCGCTGAGCTCGAACCAGAACCGCCAGCTGCTGCAGGCCCAGACCGCCCTCAAGGGCTCGACGGATGAGATCCGCAAGCTGCTGGCCGGCATGGAAGACGAGGACTTCATCCCCGAAGGGATGTTCTCCGGCTACGGCGCCGCGCGCCTGAGCAGCGAAGACGAGCTGCGCGCCAAGGACCAGGCGCTGCTGGCCGATCTGTTGGCCGAGGAAAGCAGTGTGGTCGTCGGGGATATCCGGTCCGGACCCGAGATCTCGGACTTCGGTCGCCAGCTGATCGGCCTGCCCGACGAGGCCGCCCTCAAGTCGCTGCTGGCGCTGACGGTCGACGACATCGACGGCCTGGCCAAGACCTTGAAGGGCCTCAAGGCCAAGTCCGCCGCCCGCGAGGTTCCGCCGGCGAGCGAGGAAGCGCCGGCGGCCGACCCGCCCGCCGATCCGACCGCCGACCTCCTGGCCGCTGAACCGGCCGCCGCTCCGACGCCGGAGGCCTAAGCGCCATGGCCCTGCTGCACCCGAATGGGCGGGAAATCTCCCGCCAGGAAGTCGCCCGCGCGCGAGCTTCGGCCAATGCCGGAGAGGGTCGGCGGGGCCATGCCTATCAGGGCGCCGACACGAACGGCGTCTGGACGGCCAACTGGCCCGCGCGCCTGCAATCGGCCGACCGCGACTGGTTGCCCGCCCGCAACATGTCGGTCGCCCGCGCCCGCGACCTGATCAACAACGAGCTGGGCGGCCGGTCGATCGTCTCGCGTCGCCGCAACGCCGCGATCGGTCGGGGCTGGCGACGGTCTTCGCGCCCCTCGGCCCGCGCCCTGGGCATGACGCAGCAGGAAGCGCGCGACCTGGGCCAGGCCATTGAGGTCGAGTGGGATCTCTACGCCTACGGCCACAGCTTTTCTTGCGACGCCGAGCGCCGGTTCACCTTCGGCCAGCTGCTGCGCATCGCCGCCACCCACCTGATGCAGGACGGCGAGTTCCTGGCCGTCGTCGAATGGGCCGAAGGCGAGTCGACCAAGTACAAGACCCGCCTGCGCCTGGTCGATCCGGACCGCCTGTGCAACCCGCGCGGCGTGCCCGACAACGGCAGCGTGCGGCCGGGCTTCAAGATCCGGGGCGGCGTCGAGTACGACCAGAACGACATTCCCGTCGCCTACTGGATCCGCGAACAGCACCCCAGCGACGTCGGCCTGCAGGTGGCGATGAGCGAGCCTCAGCGCTGGGATCGCTTCGCCCACGCCCTGGGCCGCCCCCAGGTTCTGCACGGCTTCGACCCCGAACGCGCAGGCCAGTCGCGCGGCGTCAGCGCCTTCGCCGCCGCGCTCAAGGGCTTCCGCGCCCTGTCGCGCTTCCAGGACGCCACGCTGCAGAGCGCGGTGATCAACGCCCTGGTGGTCGGCTTCATGCAGTCGAGCGCCGGGCCCGAGGCCGTCAGCGAGAGCTTCTCGGCCGAGGACCTGGCCACCTTCGACGGCGACCGCGAGGCGTTCTACAAGCAGAACCCGGTCAAGATCGGCGAGGCCATCCTGCCGGTCCTGCCGCTGGGCGACGAGCTCAAGCTGGCTACGGCCAGCAAGGACGTCGGCCAGTTCGACGCATTCTTCCGGTCCATCTATCGCCTGATCTGCGCCACCCTGGGCGTGACCTACGAAGAAGGGTCGATGGACTATTCCTCGACCAACTATTCGTCGGCGCGCGCGGCGATGATCCCGGCCTGGAAGGAAACCGAAGCCTTCATGGGCACGATCGACGCCATGCTGGCCACGCCCTTTCACGCGGCCTGGCTGGAAGAGGCGTTCGAGGAAGGCCACGTGCGGCCCGCCAACGATAACGCCCCCAGCTGGTACGAGGCGCAGGAAGCCTACGCCAAGGGCCGCTGGATCGGTCCGGGGCGCGGCTATATCGACCAGACCAAGGAAGTCGCCGCCGCTGCCGGTCGCCTCGAGGCCGGGATCTCGACGCTGGAAGACGAGTGCGCCGACCAGGGCAAGGACTGGGTCGAGGTCCTGGACCAGCGCGAGTATGAGCTGGCCGAGATCGCCAACCGCCCGCACCTGGCCGCCGCCATGGCCCAGGGCTTCAACCCGTTGACCGGACAAGCCCAGCCCGCGCCGGCTCAAACGGGCGACGGCCAGGTCGCGCCCGAAGACGCCAGGCCCGCCGCCCGCTCTGCTCTCTCTGCGCTTCGCGCCATGGCCGATTCGCCCGCGCACGAAGCCTTCCTCGACGCCCGTCCCGCCGCCTGAGGCCCCTCATGACCAATCCGACCCTTCTGGCGACGCGCTATGCGCGCCGCCCGCTTCTGCTTGAGCCCGCCGCCGCCCTTCGGCTGGCCGAGCAGGTCCGCAATCTCGACGGTCGGGCGTTCGCCCGTCCTGGCCGCATCGGCGCGTTCCTGCGCCATGTGGGCCTGGCCTTCGGTGGCCGCGATGGTGCGAGCGCCGCTCGCATCTCCGCCATGGAGGACGACGACTACGCTCCGCCGCCGCCGCTGGAAGAGAGCTTGGCGTACTCGCCGCGCTGGGCCGGCGAGATCGACGACCAGGGCTATTGCTGGTCGCTCAAGGACGGCGTGGCCCTCATGCAGTGCGACACCCCGCTGGTCGAGCGCGGCGAAGAGTTCTGCGGCGTCGTCTATCACGGCTACGACACGCTCAAGGCGGCGATCGCCGAGGCAATCGCCGACCAACGGGTGCGCGGGATCTTCATTCGGATGAGCAGCCCCGGCGGCGTCGTCGCCGGCGGGTTGTCTGCCTTGGCCAAGTTCATGCGCGAGGTCCGGGCTACCGGAAACGCGGCCGGCAAACCGATCCACGTGCATGCCGATATGGCCTGCAGCGCCGCCTACTGGATCTCGGCCCAGGCCGACCGCATCACCGCCCCGAAAGTCGGCCTCGTCGGGTCGATCGGCGCGGTTCTGGTCCACGAAAGCTACGAAGAGGCCCTCAAAGAGTACGGCCTTGAGGTCACCGCCATCCAGTTCGGCGCGCAAAAGACCGCCGGCAACTGGTGGTCGAAGCTGTCCCCCGAGGCCAAGGCCGATCTGCAGGCCGAAATCGATCAGGTCGGCCGCGATTTCGTCGCCGATGTCGCCCTGGGCCGCCCGGTGCTGACGCAAGAGGCGCTGATCGCCACCGAAGCCCGCGTTTTTCTCGGCGAACACGACGAGGCGGCCCGCTCGGGCCTGGCCTTGGGCTTCGTCGACGCGATCCGAAGCGAGGAAGAGGCCTTCGAGGACCTCTACGCCGAGGTGACGCCCCCGGAACCGGCGCTTGGCGCCGTTCGCACCGTCTCTGGCCCCGCCGGAGACGCCTCAACCTCCCGAAAGGAGACGCCCATGGCCGGTTCGGCCCCTAAACAAGCGGGCCAAGCGGCCCAAGCCCAGAAGGCGGCCCAGCTCAAGGCGCTGAGCGACCAGCGCAGCAAGATCGACGCCCAAATCCAGGCCCTGGAAGGCGACGAGGACCCCGCCGCCGCGCAAACCGACGCTGACGGCGGCGAAGGTGACGGCGAGAAGAAGGACGACGAGGATCCGGAAGAGCCGGAGAGCGAGCCGAAGGAACCGGACGTCGCCGGCGATGCGGGCGAAGCCCAGGCCATCGCCGCCAGCGCCGAGGCCAAGGCCAATCCGGCCGGGGCCATCGCCGCGATTCAATCGGGCCTGACCCTGGCGCAGTTCAAGGCGATGTCCGGTTCGGGGGCGCTGGCCGCCGCCGGCAAGCGCTCGCCTCTGGCGGACGCCATGGCCGGCGCCCGTCGCCTGGGCCCCGACGCCCAGGCCGGCGGCAAGGAGTCGACCCTCGTCGCCGCCGCGCGCCGTCAGCGGGAAGCCGCCCAGCGCTGAACGCAAACGCCGGCCGGCGGGCGCGTTCGCGTCGGCGTCTCCCCGTAAACCAAACAAGGACCTGGTCCCATGGACGTTGTTAAGTTCACCAAGCCCCGCACGGAAGGCGACCTGATCGCCCTGGAGTTCGACCCGAACTTCTGCCGCGACGAGGTCACCTTCCTCGCCGGCTCGGGCTCGACCCGCGAGGTTCGCCAGTTCGCCGTTCTGGGCGCCCTGCTCACCGGCACGGCCACCGTGACGGCCGGCTCGGCGGTCTCGGCCAGCGGCGGCACGCCGGGCAACGGCGCGGTCGGCTCGCTGACCGCCGACGCCGGCGCGCCCGAAGGCGTGTTCAACATCGTGATCATCGAACCCGCCGCCAATGGCGGCGTGTTTGAAGTGATCCGCCCCGATGGCGTGCTGGACGGCACGGGCGTGATCGGCACGGCCTACAACGGCGCGATCAACTTCACCCTGGCCGACGGCTCGACCGACTTCGTCGCCGGCGACCGCATCCCGGTGACGGTCGACTACGCCGTCACGGGCGCGCGCAAGTTCACCGAAATCAGCTTCTCGGCCACCGATGGCCGGGCCGCCGCCGCCGGCGTCGCGCCGCGCGCCCTGACCGTGCCGGACGGAACCGACCTGGTCGGCCCCGCCATCCGTCGCGGTCCGATCCTGCTGCGCGCCGAAGAGCTGGTCTGGCCGGCCGGCGCCACCGCCGACCAGAAGGCCGGCGCGATCGCCCAGCTGGAAGCGCGCGGCATCGTCGTCAAGGCCAGCGGCTGATCCGTCGCCGCCAGCCCCTTCCCGTTTCCTCTCTTAAGGACCCAGACCCATGTCTACCGCTGTGATCACGCCCGATACGGGCCCGATCTCGATGCCGTTCAACGCCGTCGAGCTGACGAGCGCCATCAACCTGCTGCCGGCCCCGTTCGGCCAGATGGAAGCCGACGGCTATTTTCCGGCCGAGCCGCTGGCCACTCAGTATTTCTCGATCGACATCGACAACGGCGTCGTCAGCGCCCTGCCGGTGACCGATGGTTCGGCCGCCACCCTGGCGCGTCACGGCTCGACCGAAACGCGGATCTTCAAGGTGCCGCAGATCGAGCACCTGGATAACGTGCGGGCCAACGAGATCCGCGGCTGGACCCAGCTAGCCGGCCGCTCGCGCAACCCCGACACCCTGGCGGACCTGGTCAATCGCCGCCTGCTGATCTTCAAGCGCAAGTTCAACCTGACGCTGGAGTTGATGAGGACCTCGGCCATCAAGGGCGTGGTCGTCGACGGCAAGGGCGCGGAAGTCATCAACCTGTTCGATGCTTTCGGCGTAACGAAGAAGACGGTCTATTTCGACCTCAGCAACGACGCCGCCGACGTCGCGGGCCAGTGCGATCGCGTCTATCAGCTGATCACCCAGGATCTCAGCGACGAGACGATGACCTTCGTGACGGCCAAGGTCTCGCGCCAGTTCTTCAACGCCCTGATCAAGCATCCGAAGGTCGAGAAGTACTGGCTGCAGCACCAGGCCGCCCTGCAACTGGCCAACGTCACCCGTCGTCAGGACGGCGCCTATCGCGTGCGCGAGTTCGAGTTCGGCAACATCCTGTTCCAGGAGTACTCGGCGATCATCCCGATGTGGGGCGGCACCAACTCGCAGATCATCGCCTCGGGCAAGGGTCACGCCTATCCGGCCGGCACCATGGACACCCACGTCACCTACGTGGCGCCGCCCGAGGACATCGCCGTGCTGGACGGCTCGGCGGCCGATGTCACCGACTGGATCCACATCACGACTGAGCAGATGAAGCACGGCAAGGGCGTGGAGATGCTGGGCCAGGCCAACTGCGTGCCGATCTGGCGCCGGGTCAAGCTGCTGGTTGAGCTGGACGCCGGTTCGGGCGTCTCGACCGATCCGATCGGCTAAGGCCCTTCGGTTCGAGACAAGTGTGCGGCGGCGGCCCTGGTGGTCGCCGCCGCATTTCTCGTTTCCGGCCGAGATGACATCATGAGCTGGTCAGAAAACCGCGCGGCGATGAACGCCGCCGTGTTCGGCGCGCTGGCGGACGGCCTGGCGACCTGGCCGGGCGTCGCAAGCCCAGTGCCGGTGATCGTGCGGGGCGAGGATGCAAGCCTCGCCATGGGCGGCGCCGAGGCGCTTTCGGCCGCCACCTTCCTCGAAGTCCGGGTCTCCGACGTGCCCAGTCCGAGCAAGGGCCAGGAGGTCCAGCTGGTGGGCGGCGATCGCTACAAGCTGCTGGGCAAGCCGCGCCGTGGCGAGGACTTCTCGGTCTGGATCTGCGAGGTCGCGAAGCTTTAATGCCGCGCGCCGAGATCGACAGTTTCGACGACGTGATGACCGAGCTGGAGCGCGATGTCGCCGACGCGGTCACCGACGCCACGGCTGAAGGGACCGAGCTGCTCAAGCAGGACCTGCGCGCCGACACCGCCGATCACCTGAGCGTCCGCCTGGCCAAGAGCTGGCGCTCGCGCCTCTATCCCATGGGCCAGAGCAGCCTGGATCCAGCCGGCTGGGTCTGGACCAAGGTTCCCAAGCTGGTCGACGCCTTCGATCGCGGCGTGACCATCAAGTCGGCCTCGGGCCTGTGGCTGGCGATCCCGACGCCGGCGGCCGGCGCCAAGGGCTACACGCGAGACTCGGTCGGCCGCGCCTATGGTGCCCGCCCCAAGCTGGAGCGCGTCACCCCGGGCGGGTTCGAGCGCCGCACCGGCCTGAGGCTGCGGTTTGTGTTCAAGTCACGCCGCGTGTCGTTCCTGGTGGTCGACGGGGCCCGTTACGACAGCCGGGGCCGCGCGGCCCCGCTCAAGGCGCGCGGCCGCCACGCTAGGCTCTATCGCGACGGCGGCAAGACTATCGTCGTCTTCATCCTGGTGCCCCAGGCCAAGCTGAAAAAGCGCCTGGATGTCGCCGGCGCCGCCGCCCGCGCCGAGGCGCGCATGCCCGCCCTGCTGACCAAGCACTGGAGATAGCCATGGCCGCCAAGCGCGAGGCGGTCATCGCCGCCGTCGAAACCCTGCTGCAGACCGCCGTCCCGCTGGCCAGCGTCGGCCGCGACGAGGTCAAGCCCGACGAGATCGACCCGGCCGGAACCTTCGTGGTGTTCGACGGCGACCCCGGCGAGCCTGAGATCGACCTTTCGCCGCTGCGCTACACCTGGACTCACCGGATCCCGGTGTCGGTCGGCGCGCGCGGCGGTGACCCGCGCGGCCTGATGGTCACCCTGCTCGAAGCCGTGGGCGACGCGATCCAGGCCGATCGCCAGCTGGGCGGCCTGGTCGAATGGCTGGACGCCGAAGCCCCCTCGCCGGATCCGCTGGAAGCGCCCGGAACCGAGGTCCACCGCTGGACCGACCTGATCATCGTCGCGACCTACGCGACGACCTCGCCGCTCGGCTGACCCCCGCGCGCCATCCTAAACCCTGGAGATCATCATGGCTTCCTACGCGAACCGCGCGCGCGGCGCGAACATCGTCCTGGCCCACGCCTTCGAGAGCGACTACGGCGTTTCGCCCGGCTCGGGCTTCCGTCTGGTGTCCGTCGCCAGCCAGGACCTGGGCGACGAACAGGGCCGCATCGCCCCGGACCTGCTGGGTCGCGGCCGCAAGCCCCAGGCGTCCAGCCAGGACGTGATCAACAATCGCGGCAGCCTGGTCGTGCCGGTCGATCAGCGGCTGTTCGGCGTGTGGCTCAAGCAGCTGCTGGGCGCGCCGACCACCACCCAGGGCGTGGCCGCGACCGGCCAGATTGCGTTCGCCGCCAACCCCTCGGCCAATGACACGATCACGGTCGGCGGCCAGGCCTTCACCTTCAAGTCGGCCTCGCCGACCGCCAACCAGATCCTGATCGAAAGCAATTTGGCCAAGACCCTGCGCAACGCCGTGCGGGTTTTGAACACCAGCGCCGTCGCCGGCGTCGCCGCCGCCCGCTACAGCCTGAACGCCGACCTGAACGCCATCGTCGTGACCCACAAGACGATCGGGACCGCCGGCAACACCTTCGCCCTGGCGGCCTCGGCGGCCACGCCCTCGGGCTCGACCCTGGCGGGCGGATCGTCCAGCGGCCCTTACAACCACGTGTTCAAGGCCGGCGGCCTGATCCTGCCCAGCGCCTCGATCGAGGTGGGCAACGCCGACGTCGGCCAGTACCGCATGAACTACGGCGTGATGATCGACACCCTGTCGATTCCGCTGGCCCGCTCGGGCAACCTGAACGCCACCCTGGCCTATATCGCCCAGGGCGAGCGCGCGGCGACCGGCTCCACCGGGGCCGGCACGCCCACCGAGCTGGCGGTGGATCGCTTCTCGCAGTTCAGCGGCGTGATCGCCATCGATGGCGCGCCGATCGGCAACGTCGTGTCGGGCCAGGTGGTGGTCAATAACGGCCTGGACGTGGCCGAGAACATCCGACCTGACGGACGGATCGACGGCGCGGATCCGGGGCCGCTGACGCTTGAGCCGCAGTTCACCGCCCGCTTCGGCGACGCCTATCTGCTGGGCCTGGCCACGTCGGATCGCCCCGTGTCGATGACCTATGACTGGAAGGCCGCCAATGCGGCCCTGACCTTCCGCTATTCGGCCGTGCGCCTGCCCAAGCCGAAGTTCCCCGTCAGCGGGCCGGGGTCAATCCAGGCCTCGTTCACGTCCATGGGCGAGACCGATGCGGCCAACGAGGCCCTGGAGGCCACGCTGGTCAACGACGTGGCCAACTACGACTGATCCCGCCCCTCTCCTGATCCCTAAGCTGGGTGCGAGCGCCGCTCGCACCCTTTTGCGTGAGCGCTTCCATGAAACTGAACACCGGCGCCGCCCCGGCGGCCCAGACCATCGACCTGCCCGAAGGGGCCAGCATTACCCTGCGGCCCTGGGCCAGCGGCGCCGTGGCCGGCGCCCGCGCGGCCTACGCCAAGGCCCTGGCCCTCACGGGAAAGATCGCCGACGCCGACGTGGCCTTCACCGCCGGCGCGATCGCCTGGGCCGCCGTCGACTGGAGCGGTGTCGAAGATCTCGAAAGCGGCGAGCCCCTGCCGATCGACGAGGAATGGGTGACCCTTCTGGTGACCCAGTCACCCGCCGTCATGGATATTCTGGACAAGGCCTATGTGCTGCCGGGCATGGCGCTGGAGCGGGAAAAAAACGCATCCGGGTCCGCGCAAGATGGCGCTGGGCAGGCGTCGGACCCGAAGACGGCCAGCTAGGCCAGCCCTGGGGCGGTCGCGACTTCTGCGGGCACTGCCCTTCGGTTTGCGACGAATGCCCCAACAGAACGCACGCCTGCGAAACGCCGGAGGGCGAGGCGGCGTGGAACCACTTCATCCGCTGCGAGCGCCAGCTGCGCGTCGGCATGGACGGCCCCTACGCCCTGGACCTTGGGGCGGTCCTCTTCTCCGCCCAGGTGCTGAACCTGGATCTCTCCCTGATCGCCGAGCTCGCCGAGGACCTCGAGCCGCTGATCGTCTATGCGTGGAGACCTCAGAATGACGGTTAGGCAGGTTGGCATCCGCCTCAAGACCGACGGCAAGACCGAGGTCCGGCGGGATTTCCAGGAGATCGCCCGCGACGGCAAGGCCGCCGGCGAGGCCATCGTCGCGGGCATGGGCGCGGGAACGACCGCGCTGGACAAGCAGGCCCAGGCCTTGGATCGCCAGACGGCCAAGTGGCGCGCCATGGCGGCCGCCGCCAAGGACGCCCAGGTGCAGGAAGAGCACGCGGCGGCCAACCGCGCCAAGCTGGACGCCATGTTGGGGATCGGCGGCGGCGGAAAGTCGGCGCGGGACTCGGCGGCGGCGTTCGAGGCCGCGTTCGCCGAAAAGGAGACGATGGCGCGAGGCGGGCTTTCGCGTCAGCAGCAGGCCAGCCGCCTGAACCTGGTGCGCCAAGGCGCTGACGTCTTCACCACGGCCGCCATGGGCATGAACCCCGGCATGATCGCGATCCAGCAGGGGCCGCAGATCATCGACGCCTTGGCGACCTCGGGCATCAAGGCGACGCCGGCGCTGCTGGGTGTCGGCGCCGCCGTTGCGGGCATCGGTGCGGCCGTCGCGATCGCGGCGGTCTCGCAAGTCAAATATGAGGCCAGCGTGCGAGCCCTCGACGTTGCGACGCGGGGCCTGGGCGCGGGCGCGGGGTTGACCGCCGAAGCCGTTCGCCAGCAGGCCGAGGCGGCCGCTGACGCGAACCGCATTTCGCGCAGCGCGGCACGGGAGTTCGCCACCGAGTATGTCTCGACGGGCAAGATCGGCTCCGGTGTGCTGCAGGATCTGGTGGGGCTGACGAAGAACTACGCGGCGACCACCCGGCAGGACGCCGCCGGCGCTACGAAGGAATTGGCTGTCGCCTTCTCGGAGCCTGCAAAAGGCGCGGCGGATCTGAACGACAAGCTGAACTTTCTGCGCGGCGCCGAGCTCGACCACATCCAGAACCTGGCCCGCGCCGGGCGAGAAGCTGAGGCTCAAGCTATTCTGGTCGCCAAGCTGCGCGGCGCCCTGCTGGACGCTTCCGATGCGACAACGGGTTGGGGGCGCACCGCCGACGCGCTGAAACTGAAATGGGACCAGGTCACCGAAGCTGTCGGCCGCGCTGTCGACCGGATGGTCACCGGCGGCGATCGCTCCGACCGTATAGCGGCTGCACAGAAGACGATCCGGGAGGCTGGCGAAGCGCTCGCCAATGAACCGGCCTGGGCCCGTAGAATCCCCGGTTCTGCGGCCTCGCAGTGGGAGAAGCGCCGCGCGGAAGCCCAGGCGGAGCTTACCAAGCTCAAAGCGCAGGAGGCGGCTGACGCCGCCCGTGCAAAGCAGGCCGCCGCCGCTGAGCAGGACCGAGACCGCAAGGCCCTCGTCGCGCGGTATAACCCCGACGCCGCCCGTCTGGCGCAGGCCAAGGCCGACCGTGAAAACCTGCTGCGCCTGGGCACGCCGGACGACGCCAGCAAGAAAGCGCTGACCGCGCTCAACAAGGAAATCGACGCCCTGGAAAAGGGCTACAAAAACGCGGGCGCCGCCGCCTCGGCCCTGGCCAAGGCGCAGCGCGAAGCGGCCAAGGACGCACGCGACGCGGCCCGCAAGGCGGCCGAAGCCAAGCGCAACGCCGACGACCTGGATCTGCGCCGGCTGCGCGAGGATGTCACAATCGCCCGTATCGGCGGCGACGCGGCGGTGATCGCCAACGCCGAGCAGGAGCTGCGGCTGCGCGAGATGATCATCCAGCGCGAGCGTGACGGCCTGGGGGCCAGCGCCGCGCGCCTGGAAGCCGAGCGCCAGATCTCGCGCGAGCTGCTGGCCCAGTACGCCGCCATCAAGGGCGAGAACAGCGACGCCACGCTGGAGAAACAGGGCTTCATGTCGGCCGAGGCGCGGATGGCCAAGGCGCTAGGCGAGATGAGCAACGTCAAGGCGTTCAGCGCCAAGACGGCTCTGTTCGAGGACCTGCGGCTTACGACCCGCGAGGCGTTCGGCGATGGCCTCATGGAGGCGGCCGACGGCGGCGACTTCTTCAAGGTCTTCGCCAGCCGCCTGAAATACGCCGCCGCCAGCGCCCTGGTCGGCATCGCCACCGATGGCCTGTTTGGTAATCGCGACAACTCCAAGCCCGGGCTGATCGCGGCGGCGGTGAAGTTCTTCTCGCCCAAGAACAAGTACGCCACCGGCACGCGCTCTTCGGCGGCGGGCGTGGCCCTGGTCGGCGAAGAAGGCCCCGAACTGGTCGACCTGCCCGGCGGTTCGCGCGTGTTCACGGCCGAGGAAACCCGTCGCCTGACGGCCGCCAGCCAGGCCGGCATGGGGCGCGGCGGCGCGATGAACTTCACCTATGCGCCGCAGTACACGATCAACGGCGGCGACGCCGAGGCGATCAAGCGCCTGGAGGCCGCCATGGCCCAGGACCGGGCCGAGTTCCGCAGTAAGGCGGTCGCCGCCATCATCGACGCCAAGAGTCGCCGTGTGCCGGGGGTGGGCTGATGAGCATCACCTTCCCACGCCCCATGCCCGAGGCCGGCGCCGCGCGTGAGGTGTTCGAGCTGCGCCGCCGCGACTTCCTGTCGCCCGAGACCGGCGGCCGCGTCGGGTCGATCGCGGTCGGGCCGCCCGTCTGGACGGCCGAGTGGAGCCTGGGCCAGGGCGGCCCGCGCCGCGCCGACGAATGGGTCGCCTTTGTCGACAGCCTGGACGGATCCTCGCGCCTGTTCGTCGGCCGCGACCTGTCGCGCCCCTATCCGCTGGCCTATCAGGACACCCAGCTGGGCGGCCTGACGCGGGCCGCCGGCGGCGCGTTCAACGGGGCCGCCAGCGCCTGGTCGATCGACACCGATGCGGCCGGCGCGCCCATCCTGGTGCTGGCGGGCCTGCCGGCGAACTTCAAGCTGTCGCGCCGCGACTATGTGGGCTTTCGCTGGACGACCGAAGGCGTCGAGCGCCGGGCTCTGGTGCGGCTGGTTGATGACTACACCGGCACCGGCGAGGGTTATGCCTTGCTGCCGATCCGCCCCGCCGTGCCCAGCGTGGTGCCGCCGACCGCCGTGGCGCATTTCGACCTGCCGGGCTGTTTGATGCGGCTGATACCCGAGCGCACCACCATTGGCGCCAAGGATCGCCGGCTGGCCCCAGCGGTGACGGTCGCCGCCGTCCAGGAGCTGCTGCCATGAAGCTGATCAGCGAAGCGGCGCAAGCGGCCATCGAGGCCGGCGAGGCGATCTCCAGCGGGGCGGTGCTGGTCGGCACGGCCCCGACGCCGGTGCAGGTGTGGGGCGGCTATGGCGAACTGACGTTCGGATCTCCGGCCTATACCTTCCATGGCGTGGGCGACCACGGCATCATCCGCGCCTCGGGCGGCCAGCTGGGCGGCGCGGCCCAGGGCGTGACCCTGGAGCTTTCGGGGGTCGAGCCCGCCTTGCTGGCGCTGCTGGACCAGGCGGCGATCGCCCAGGCCCCGGTCATCATCTGGCGGCTGATCTTCGACGTCACGGGCCGCACCCTGCTGGACTATCCGGTGTTCACGCGCGGGCGGCTGGACAAGGTGGTCGAAAACTCGACCGTGGGCGCGACGTCGGTGCTGTCGGCCTCGGTCGAGGGGGCGGCCAAGTCGCTGGGCCGCAACCGCGCCCGCACGCGCAGCGACGCCGATCAGCGCCTGGAAGAGCCGGACGACGCCGGATTCAGCGCCACGGCCTATGCGGGCTCGAAGGTGCTGTACCTGGGCGGCAAGGTGCCGGCCAACGCCGCCGTCAATGGCGGGGGCGGCGGCTATGGCCTGTCCGGCGGCAAGGCCCTGTTCACCGACGCGATGAGCTTCTGACATGCGCGATGACCTGGCCCTGGTGGGCTTCCTGGCGGCGCGGATGCGAGCGCCGTTCGCATGGGGCCGCAACGCCAATGACTGTGTGTCGTTCGCCCTGGCGGCGGCCAAGGCCCAGACCGGCCGCGAGGTGCTGGGCGACGGCGTCGACTGGCGCACCGCGCGCGGCGCGGCGCGGGTGCTGCGCCGCCTGGGCGGACTGGAAGCGGCCGTGGATGGCTGCCTGCCGGCGATCGCCGTGGCCAAGGCCCGGCGCGGCGATGTGGCCCTGGTCGACACCGCCACCGGCCCGGCCCTGATGGTCGTGGAAGGGGTCACCCTGGTCGGCCCCGGCCCCAACGGCCTGATCCGCCGCCCGCGCGCCGACGCGCGCAAGGCCTGGACCCTGGACTAAAGCCCGATGACCCGCACCTTGAAGCGCCGCCTGGCCCTGCTGGCCTCGGCGGCCGTGATCGCGCTTGCCCCCAGCGTGGCGCACGCCGACCCGATCACCACGGCGATTGTGGCCGTTGTGAATGCGATCGGCGGCGCGACCATCGCCGCGACGGTGGGTAACTTCCTGATCGCCTACGGCGGCGCCATCTACGCCACGGCCGCCAGCTGGGAGCTGGGCAAGCTGAGCGGCTCCAAGGTGTCGTCGGCCTCGCAGGAGCGCCAGGCGGCCGTCACCCAGCTGACCCTGGGCGAAGTGCCGCGCGAGGCGATCGTGGGCCGTGCGGCCACGGGCGGCTCTCTGGCCGACGCCTATTATTACGGCGGGACCAACGGCACCGACTGGAACGCCTTCGTCATCGCGATCGCCGATCACCCGTGCGATGCGCTGGAAGGGTTCTACGTCAACGACACCTATGTGCCGTTCACGGGCGACGGCTTCGTGGCGGGCTACAACAACCAGCTGCAGGTGTTCTGGCGCCCTGGCGAGGCGGGCGACGCCGACCTGCCCAGCGACATCCAGGGCCTGGGCCCGGCCACGGCCGCCGGGTCGATGAAGGGCGTGGCCCGCGTGTTCGTCGCCTACAAAGCCGACGCGCCCGACGCCAAGAACCCGGTCTGGACAGGCGGCCGTCCGCAGTTCCTGTGGGTGGTGCGCGGGGCCCGCGTCTATGACCCGCGCGAAGACGACACGGTGACCGGCGGCGAGGGGCCCCAGCGTTGGGATGATCCCTCGACCTGGACCTGGAAGGAAAACGCCGAGCTCTGCCGCTACGCCTTCAATCGCGGGTTCTACGCCTTCAACCAGGTGAATGATCAGAACCGCCTGCGCGTCGGCCGGGGCCTGAGCGCCTATGAGGCCCCGCCCGAGCGGGTGATCGCGGCCGCCAACCTGTGCGACGAGCTGGTGGCGATCGACGAGACCACCAGCGAGCCGCGATACCGCGTCGGCGGCGTGATCCGCGCCAACGAGTCGTTCGACCGGGTCGAGCAGATGTTCGCCGACGCCATGGGTGGCTACATCATCCAGCCCGAGGGCGGCGTGGCGGTGGATCCTGGCCAGGCCAAGACGCCGGTGGCGTCGATCACCGACGACGACATCCTGGCCGGCATGCCGATCAGCGTGACGCCGTTCCGGTCGGACAGCGACCGGGTCAACACCGTGGTCGCCCGCTACATCGAGCCCAGCCAGAAGTATGCCGACACGGCCGCCGGCGTGAAGCGCGACCCGGCCGACATCGTCCGCGACGGCGGACCGATGGAAGAGGTTCTGTCGCTGCCGCTGGTGCCCTATCGCACCCAGGCCGAGCGCCTGGCCGAGTACCGCCGCCGTCAGCACCGCCTGGAGCGCCTGGCCGGTTTCACTCTGGGCCCGCGCTTTGCCTTCATCGAAGAGGGCGACTGGATCGAATGGCGGTCCAAGCGCTGGGCCGACGAGCCCAAGCTGTTCCGCGTGACGGCCTATTCCCTGGACCTGGGCTGGCGAAACACCCTGTCGGTGGAAGAGACCGCCTATGAGGTGTTCGGCTTCGGTGGGGAATACACCCCGGCCGAGGTGCTGACCCCGGCCCTGCCGCCGGGGGCCTTGGCTCTGGACGGCGTGACGGCGCTGGCTGTGCAGCTGCAGGGCGACAATGACGAGCTGGTCCCGGCAGTGCGCTTTGCCTGGACCACGCCGGTCGACCGCGACATCGAGAAGATCCGCGCCGAGATCCGCATCCTGGGCGAAACCGACTTGGCCTCGACCACCACGGACGAGGTCAATGACGGGGTTTTGGTGGTGACCTCGGGCGTGCCGGCGTCGGGAACGGTGCAGGCGCGGCTCTATCCGCTGGGCATGCCGGGCCGGGCGATTGTACCGAGCGAATGGATCACGCTCACCACCGGCGGCCTAGTGGCGACGAACACGACGGGGGTTGGCACCCGCAGCATCGCGCAGGTCAATCAGCTGCTCGACGACCTATCGCCCGTTGCGGAAGCGGCCGAGGAGCTGGCGGATTTCGTCAAGAACACCGCGCCCTACGTCGCCGACCTCAAGGATGCGGTCGCCACCGCGAACGCCGAGGCTAAGGCGTCGGCCTATGCGACGATCCAGACGGCGATCGGCGCGGCCAAGGCGCGAGAGGCGATCATTGGGTCGTCCTATGTCGACGGCAAGAAGCCGAAGACCTACGCGCTTGAGGTGCGCGGCGTCGCCGACAACGCAATAACGCAGGTTGCGGCCCTTGGCGTCGTAGTCGACGACAATATGGCGCAGGTGAGCGAGTACATCGCCCTGCAGACCGGGATCAACGAGGCCACTGCGAGCACGCTGGAAACGGTCGAGGCGGCCGTCGCCGACAACAAGGCGACCTATGACGCCTTCGTTTTGGCGCAGGCGAGCACGAACACGGCCACGGTTGAAGCCCTGACGGCCCTGACCGCCGAAGTCGATAGTAGTCAGGCCGGCTTCACCGACTACACAAAGGCGCAGGCCGACATCAACGAGGCCACCGCCAGCACGCTGACCGCCTTGAAGGCGGACGTTGACGATAACAAGGCCACCTATGACAGCTTCGTCACGACGCAGGTTGACCTGAACGCAAGTCTGGCCAACGCCACCACGGCCCTGGCGTCAGACTTCGCGGACTTTGCGGGGGAGGTCGCCACCACCTATGCGACCAAGAGCTACGCGGACGGCGCGGTTTCCAGCTACGACACCACCCTAAAGACGTGGAACACGTCGAAGGATAATCCGCTGTTCGTGATCGCGGACACGACCGTCAACACGGTCACCGACATCATGGGCAATGTGTATGGGTCGGCGGGCTTTGGGATCAACGCGGGCGGGGCGATCGCCAGCGTCCGGGCCTTCGCGTCGGGCGGATTCGCCGAAACCTCCCTGGTCCGCATTCAGGCAGACCGGTTCCAAATTCAGGCCGGAACCGAAAGTGCGACCACGGGACTTGCGCCGTTCACCTACGACGCGGGGACGGGGACCCTCTTCGTCAACAACGTCACGCTCCGGCGCGGCAACATCCAAGGCGCGGCCATCGCCACGGCCCTGGGCTTCGACTGGACCGGTGGGGTGACCCTAACCACCTCGAACGCCGATGTGGGGCCAGGGCAGAGCGTCACGGTCAGCGACGGCGTCGCCGACATCTTCATCGACGTGTTCCTGTACGCCGAGAACACCGCCCCCAGCAGCGGCCAGGACGTGACCGTGAAGCTGTACAAGGACGGCTCGCTGTTCAAGCAGCGGTTCTTCAAGATCCCGATCCAGAACCAAGGGCATGTCAATTTCCCTGTGCTGGATCTCGGGGTCAGCGGCTCGCACACCTATTCGATCAAGGCGACGGCGACGCCCGGCACGGGCGGCTCTTGCACCGCCACAGCCGCCGTTCTGCGGCTCATGCCGCTGTTCCGAACGGGAGCATGACCATGAGCTACTACACCGAGAACCCGCCGATCGTGGCGACCGTCTTCAACGCCACCGGCCGCGCATACATGGTCATCGGCGCCCCCCAATCTGACATCGCCGCCATGCTCCAGCCCGCCGACCTGGGATGGATGCGCGGCGAGGCTATGTGGGTCGGCGATGGCGACCCGAACATCCTGACGGCCGGCGCCTACGCGGTCGATCCGGCGACCCGAGAAATCACGCTCTCTTAAGCGGACACCCTCATGACCATCACGACTTCACAGCTCGCGAGCGGGCTGGCGACCCTGCTTGGCCTGTCGACCGAAGACGCGGCGACGCTGGCGACCCTTTTTACCGATTGGGATCCGACCACCCCGACCGACCTGGCCACGCTGGTGACCGACTTTGTGTCGGCCAGCGGCGTGCGCGACGAGAGCTATAACGACTGGTGGGTCGGCACGGCGACCGGAGGCCCGGCCAGCGACGGCTATTATCCGATCACGGTGTTTGGCGGCGGCACGATCAGCCTGCCCAGCCCCGCGAAGATGCAGGCGGAAATGGCGCGTCTGACCTTCAAGGGCGCGACCGCGACCACCACGACGCTCAATGCGATCACGGGCGCGGCGACCAATGACGTGTGGCTGGTCAGCGCCACGAACCGTCTCTATGGCCGCACCTCGGCCGGGGCGTGGATTGACCTGGGACCGGCGGGTGTGGAGGGGCCAATCGGCCTGACGCCGGCCGTATCGGTGACGATCACCACGCTCAATCCAGGCGCAACGCCCACGGTGACAAAAACGGGTGGCGACGAGGCTCCGTCGTTCGAGCTGGGCCTTCCGCGCGCTCGCAATGCGCGCCACAGCCTTTCGGTCTCGGCCGCCTATGCGCTTGAGGCAGGCGAGATGCTGGCCCTGTGGTGCGCCGAGCAGGACACGACCTTTGACGTCGCCGCCTCCCGGGCCAAGGCCAAGGTCGCTGCAACTGCCGCGACGACGATTGCGATCCGAAAGAACGGATCGGCCTGGGGAACCATCACCTGGGCGGCTGACGCCACGGCCGCGACGGTCACGATCGCATCGCCCACCGTCGCCGCCGGCGACCTCATCGAGTTCGTCGCGCCGACCCCGGCCGACGCCACCTTGGCGCATGTCGCCATCACTCTTGCTGGAGCTGCCTGACCATGGCCCTGAAGATTTCTGACGACCTCGCCAACGCGATGCTGGACGCAATGGAGACCCTGATCGGGACCGCCGCAAAGTTCCAGGTTTGGTCGGGCACGATCCCGACCGATGAGAGCGCCGCGCCCGGCGGGACCAAGCTGGTCGAGATGACGCTGCCCAGCGACTGGCTGGCCAACGCTGACGCCGGCGTGAAGAGCAAGGCCGGGACGTGGTCTGGCACGGGCCTGGCGGCCGGAACGGCCACCTTCTTCCGCCTCTGCACCAGCGCCGGAACGTCCAAGTTCCAAGGATCGCTGACCGCGACGGGCGGCGGCGGCGACGCGACGATCGACAACACCAACATCGCGTCTGGCCAGACCGTGACGGTGACCTCGTTCAGCGTGACCGCGCCGCACCTCTAGCGCCGCGCTGTATCCCCCACCCCGACAACCGGAGCACTGAAAATGGACATCTACGGCAAGCTCAACGGCCCGACCGGCGTTCGCCGTCATATCGAGAACATCATCGGCCACGCCGACGAGGACTCTCGCGTACGGCTGCGCGCCCTGGACGAAATCATCGACATGGCCACGGCCGGCAAGGCGCTGATCGAGGCCGAGGTCGCCGAAGAGGTCGAGGCGGCGATGCGCCCGGCCACGAGCCAGGAGGCCTAAGCGATGGCGCTGTTGAACCGCGCCTATGTCGGCGTGAGCGGGGCGCCCGGCACGGGCTCGTTCACGCTGGGCTCGGCCGAGGCCGGCTATCAGTCGTTCGCATCGGCGGGCGCGGTCGACGGCGCCGTCTACTCGTATGTCGCTATCGAGGGAAACAACTGGGAGGCCGGCGTCGGAACCTATTCATCGTCGGGCGGCGCCCTCAGCCGGGACGTCGTCCACGATGGCTCATCCGGCGCCGGCGTGAAGGTGAATTTCACCAGCGCGGCAAAGGTGTTTTGCGCGCCGCTTAAACATGACCTTGAAAAGGGGGCCGCGCTCATCACCACGAGCCAGAGTTTCACCTGGGTCGCGGGCCGCAGTTACCGTATTCGGGGTAAGGGCGGCGGCGGCGGTGGCGGCGAGGGTAGCAGCATATCAGGCCCTGCGAACTACCACCTTGGCGGTGGGGCAGGCGCCGAGTGGGAAGGACTATATACGCCCTCGATTGGCGGTAGTTACACGCAAACAATCGGCGCCGGTGGCGCTAAGGGACAGCCCGCCAGTAACGGTGGCCAGACGATCATATGGACGCCGGATGGAACTATCTCTATCCATGGCGGTCGTGGTGGCGTGACGCAGGTTTATGGTGATCCTGACCCCTCTTACCCTGCGACCCCAGGCGGCAACACCCCTGACGTGTCAATCACCCCAAGCTGGCGTGCGAGTGGTATTGGGCGGCGCGGAGAAAATGCTCCGCCCGTCCTGACCGTTAACGTAAGCGGCTCGTGGAAAGCGTTTCCCACGTCCGGCGGCGGCATTGGCGCAGGCGCGCACGGCTGGTCAGGTCCTAGCCCAAATAGTGGCGCTGGCGGCAACGCTGGACCGCCTGGCTACGCGACCGACGGCGCGGCCGGCTTTATTTCCATCGAGTGGTGATCCTTATGAACGTGCATCGCATCGACAAGGCGACCGAGAAGGTTGTCAACACCGAGTCCTGGGATGAATTGCCGGAAGAGACGGACGATTATCTCTTTGTCGTTCAGGCAGGCGCTGGGATTGACTGGTCTCTGGTGGATGGCGTGCTGGTTCCGCCGCCGAGCCCGCCGCCGCCTCCGCCCACTGTTCCGGCGAAAGTGCATAAGTATTGGCTGGTCGAGGAACTGCTAGCCCAAGGTAAAATGGCGTCGCTTCGCGCGATCCTGAACGCCAACGACGAGGCTCGGGAGCGCTGGGAGGCCAGCAACGAGGTCTATCGCAGCAATCCCCTGGTCGACTGGTTCGCAGCGCTGCAGGAGATGACGTCGGCCGACATGGACGGCCTGTTTATCGCCGCCGCCGCGCGCCAGGCCACCGCCCAAATCTGACGCGCGTCATGGCCGCCGTCGCTCTCCCGGCGCTGGCCAAGACAGGCGAACGGGCCGGCGGCTTTCGGCTCGGCCCGTGGCGGCTGGGCAGTCGCCCACTGTATCGCGCCAGCGCCTGGCGCTACGCCAGCCCGACGATCGCGGGCCTGGTGCTCGAGATCCCCGAGGGGTTCCTCACCGATCTCGTCTCGGCGCCCTGGTGGGCGCGCTGGTTCATGCCGCTGCGCCATCTGGCCGTGGCGGCCCTGGTCCATGACCGCCTGCGCCGCGATCACCCGCACCTGAGCCTAGAGGCGATCGACGCCCTGATGCTGCTGGTCATGATCGAGACCGGCGCGCCCGAGCCCTGGCGTACGATCGTCTGGCTGGCCGTGCGCACCAACAATAACCGCGCCTAGGAGATACGAATGGTCGGCTTTAGTCCGCTAGGCGCCGCGCCGCTGGGCGCAACAGGCGTGAGCGCCCCTCCGCGCGAAATCGCCGCCGCGCTGCAGGTTGGCGCCCTGACGACCAGCGCGGCCCTCGGCGCCGGCGTGGTGATCGCCGCGCCGATACAGCTGGGCGCTTTGACCGTCACGTCTACGTCTTCTGTCAGCAACGGCGTCGCGGCTCCCCTGGTGATGGGCAATCTGACCCTGGGGTCGGCGCTGGCCGCAGGCGACGACGTCCAGGTGGCCGTGACGATCGGCAACTTGGGCTTGGCTTCCGATCTGACGGCCGTGGCCGGGGTTGCGGGCGAGCTGCTGTTCGGCGATCTGGCCGTCACGGGCGATCTTTCGACCGACAAGCCGATCATCATTGACGTGGCTCTCGGCGATCTGGCGATCGACGCGCAGCTCGCGGTTGACGCCGCTATGACGTCGGACCTGACGATGGGCGACCTGGCTGCGTCCGGCGCCTTGGTCGTCGACAGCCAGGTTTCGGCGGACGTCGCGATGGGGTCGTTCGGTCTGACGGCGGATCTCGGCGCGGTCGCCACGGTCGAGGTGGCGTTGCAGCTGAGCGATGTGGCGACGGGCGGTGAGGTTGAGGTCTACACGCCGCTGAACGCCGACTTGGTCCTCGGCGGTCTTGGCGCCTCGGCGGAACTGGCGGCGGCGAACGACATCGTGTCGCCGCTGCAAGTGGGCGACCTTGCCACCTCGAGCGCGCTGGGCGTCGACGTCGCGATCGACGCGCCGTTGCAGATCGCGGCTTTGGCCACAGAAGCAGCCGTGACCGTGCTTGGGGCGATCGACGCACCGTTGCAATTCGGTCCCTTGGCCGCAGAAGCGGCCGTGACCGTGCTTGGGGCGATCGACGCACCGATCCAGCTGGGCGCGCTGGCGGTGACCGGGCTGCTGACTGCGGATGCTGCTGCGACAGCAGCGTTGGCCCTGGGCAATCTCACCGTCGCGAGCGCGTTGACGGCCGATGTAGTGATCGCAGCCGCTTTGCCGCTTGGAAATCTCACGGCGTCGGCGACGCTGCGGGCCGATGTGATGATCAGCGCAGGCGTCACCATGGGGCCGCTGTCGCTGGGTAGCGCGCTTCGCGCACCCAAACGGCGGATCGTGATGCTGTTGCAGACCCTTGAGGCGGCCTGAGCCCCATCGGGCAGGCTTCAACAACCGCGCTTAGCGCACCCTCTCGCGTAAAGGAGACCGGGCCGATGGCCGATAATTCGGGGGATCCGCAGTTGATTGCGGCGTTGGGCAAGCTGACGCCCTATGCGCCGGGCGTCGCCGGCGCGGTCTTGTCTCTGGCCTTCGGCGAAAAGCTGTCGGTGCGGGGCAAGGCGCTGAGCGTGATCGGCGGCCTGGGGTGCGCCCTGTGGATCGCGCCGGCCATCGTGGCGGGCGTGGGCGCGGTGTGGCCCTGGGGCAAGCTGCCGGGCGAGTTCATGAGCGCCTTTTCGTTCCTGACGGGCCTGTTCGGCATGATCGTGCTGGCGGGCCTGGCCCAGGCGGCGGCCAAGTATGCCGGCGACCCGCTCAAGCTGATCAAGTTCGAGGTCGGCGGCCTGCGGATCGGCGGCGGGGAGGGTTGAGCCATGCTGGTGATGATCCTTTCCCTGGTGGCGGCCGCTGTGCTGGTGGCCACCGTCTGCCTGCTGCTGCTGGGCTGGGGCGGGCTGTTCACGCGCGCGCAGCGCCTGGGCCTGGCGCTGTTCGCCGGCGGCATGGTGCTGGCGGCGATTCCGCGGTTCCTGGGCCAGCCCCCCAGCTGGGGCGACCTGTTGATGCTGGCGGGCCTGTGCCTGTTCTTCGTGACGACCTACGGCCCCAAGATCCTGCGCCACGCCGACGCCCTGGACGGCCAGGTCGACGGCCGTTTCCACGTCGGGCCGATCGAGATCGACGCGGCGGCGATCAGCCGGGCCATGGGTGACGATCGCCTGCGCCGGATCCGCGACGGCGGCGCCCGCTAGAGCCCCTCGCCCGCCGCTATGCGAGCGCCGTTCGCATTCCCCCCTTTCATCACCACAGGAGACCGCGCCATGCAGATGAGCGCGCATTTCACGCTGGCCGAAATGACGGTCAGCGCCCGGGCGAAGCGCCTGGGCATCGACAACACCCCGCCGCCTGAGATCATCGCCCGTCTCAAGATCGTCGCCGCGCAGATGGAACTGGTGCGCGAGCGCCTAGGCGGCAAGCCGATCACCATCACCAGCTGCTACCGTTCCCCGGCCTTGAACGCCGCAACGCCGAACAGCGCCAAAAATTCGGCGCACACCCAGGGCTGGGCGGTCGACTTTGTTTGCCCGGGCTTCGGAACGCCCCTGCAGGTCGCCGACTGGCTGGCGCGATCGGCGATAAGCTTTGATCAGCTGATCCACGAGCACGGCGTCTGGGTTCACATCAGCTTTGACCCGCGACGGCGGGGCGAGTTGCTGACGATCGACGCCAAGGGCAACCGCGAGGGTCTGCACGAGGCCCGGTCGTGACCGGCGCCCTCGCCCTTCGCCTGGGCATCGCCGCCCTGATCCTGGTCCTGGCGGGCCTCGTCCTGCGCCAGCATGACCAGCTGATCACCGCGCGCCTGGCGGCCAAGGACCAGGCCGCCGTCGTCTACAACCTGCGCCGCGACATCGCCGACCGCGATCGCAAGATCCTGGACCGCGCCGCCGGCGAGGCCGCCGACCGAGGGCAGGCCGATCGGTCCTGCGCCGTCGAGATCTCTTCCGCATTTCAGAAGGGCGTGGCCGTGGGCCGCGCGATCAACCATGCGAAAACAGCGCCTAGCTCCGCTCCTGGTCGCCAGCCTGCTGCTGGCGGCGTGCTCGACTATCGGCAAGCCTGGGAAGCCGACGCCTTCAAGCCCGGCGCCGCCCGATCCGCCGCCGGCGGCGATCTGCGCGCCCCTGGAAGCTGAGCCCCTGCCGCCCGCCGGCGTCGATCGGGATCTCGTCTATCAGGCGATCGTGGCGGCCCTGGGCGACCAGGCGGCCGTGGCCTTCCTGCAGTGGCGCGAAACCGACTGGCCGGCGTGGGCGCGGCGCGGCTGGCGTCGACTTGAGCAGGGCCAAGCCCGCTGCACCCCGCCGCCCGACGATCGAAAACGACCCTAGCCCGGCGCCGGCCGGGCCGATCATCGCACCAGGCGCTCGCCCTTGAGGCTTGAGCGCTCCAACAGAAAGCCCCGCCGGCTCGCGCTGGTGGGGCTTTTTTGTTTCCAGCGTCGGCCGATTACTCGCCGGGCTTCGACCTGGTCGAGCGGATGTCGTCGAGGGGATCCGGCGGGGCCGCGCCGGCCAGCATCATCAACAGGGCCACCGACATCGGCCCGCTGATCTTGGTCTTGCCGCGCTCATAGTCGCGCACGCTTTCGCCCGGGTCCTTGCCGCCCAGGCGCAGGGCGCGGCCCAGCTCGGTGAAGTTCAGGGGCCGCCCGAAGCCCCACAGCTGGCCCAGGGCGGCGCGGGCGTCTCTCAGTTCGTCGGGGGTCATCGGGATCCTTTCGGGGTTAGAGCGCCGCTTCCAGCGCTCGGCAGAAGGCGAGGAAGTCGGCGGCGGGGATCTTGCTCTCAAGGCTGGCCAAGGTGGCCATAAGCACCTCGTCGGCCTCGGCGCGGGGGTCGGTGACCAGAGCCTCCGCCATGGTTTGCAGCATGTCGGCCGACAGCGCGTCGGTGCGGGCCTGGATTGGGCTGACCATCCTTAAGCCTCCTGGCCAGGAGCGGCAGGGCGATAGACCGGCGTGCCGGCCATCGACTGGTAAGCGACTTCGATCAAGCCGCGCTCCTTGGCGATGCGGAAGGCGGCGGCCGTCGCGCCCCGGCCGAAGAAACGCGAGAAGAAGGCGGGGACGAAGGTCTTCTGACCGGCCTCGATCGCGGCGGCGATTTCGTCCAGGGCGGCTTGGGTTTGGGCGTTCATCGTTGGTCCTCGTCAGGTGGGGCGCTGCCCCGTTCATGAAGTGAATATACGGATATTATCCCGAAACAGCAAGCGCTATTTCGGGATAATGTCGTAAATTTAGGCTTCCGGCTTGAAGGTCGAGACCACCCGGCCGTTGGCGGTGTCGATCTCTTCGACGATCGCCTGACGACGGATTTCGGAGCGCGCCATGGCTTCGGCGTTGGCCAGGGCGCGGGCGCGATCGGCGCCCTGGTAGTGGGTCAGGCGGCCGTAACGGCCGGTCACGTCCAGGACGATGACCCGGAACAGCTTGTGGCCACGCCGGCGGGCGTTGGCGACGACGTCTTGCTCGATGGCGGGGGATTCGTAGGTCATTGCGTTGGTCCTCGTCAGGTGGGGCGCTGCCCCGTTCACGAGTTCATAATAGGGATTTTATCCCGGTCATCAAGCACTATTTTTGGATATTATCCTGATTTAGCGCTTGCATCTTGTAAACCGACGCTTTACAAGTATGTTCATGATCAAGACCTACAGAAACAAAGGCCTCGAGGCCTTCGCCGCCAAGGGCGAAACCCGCAAGCTGAGTGTCCAGAACACGAAGCGTTTGACCATGATCCTGACGGCGCTCAACGCGGCGAAACGTCCGGAAGACATGAACCTCCCCGGCCTGCGCTGGCACCCGCTGGGGAAGATGGCTCCGGGCCGCTACGCGGTCGAGGCCAGCGGCAACTGGCGCATCACCTTCGGGTGGGAAGGCCAGGACGCCGTGGAAGTGGATTTGGAGGACTATCACTAATGGCGAACACCGCCCCCATCGCAGCCCTGGCGCCGGTTCACCCCGGCGCCTTCCTCTCCGAGGTGATCTTGCCGGCGTTGCCGCACAGCAAGTCCGAGGTGGCCCGCCTGCTGGGGATCTCGCGGCGGGCGCTCTACAACGTGCTTGAGGAAAAGAGCGACCTGACGCCCGACCTGGCCCTGCGGCTGGGCAAGCTGCTGGGCAACGGCGGCCAATTCTGGATGGACCTGCAGGTGCAATACAGCCTCAAGGCGGCCGGTGAGCGCCTGGCGGCCGAGCTGGCCGCGATTCCGACCCTCAGCGCCGCCTAGCGGCCGCCCGCCGGCCGGTCTTGATCAGACCCCCTCAAAGCCCCGCGCCCCCACGCGGGGCTTTTTCTTTGGCTGCTGGCCAGCAGGATCAAGGGGTCGTTGATCGCCGCCGTCCGAAATCCCCCGCACCCCCTGGTTTGATTTGAACGGCATCTGGCGAAAGAGGTTCGCCAGATCCTTACAGGCGCACAGCACGCGGCATCGGCCGCCGCGCTCTAGCCTTCGACGCCGTCGCTGCGAGCGCACACCCAGCCCGGGCCATCGGCCGGCCAGGTCTCGACGTCGGAGCGCTGGCCCCAGAAGCGGCTGACCAGGGCCAGCGACGCTGGCGCGCGACACCGGCCGCAGCCCAGCACGCCCGCGCGCTGCAGCTCGTCGATCGTCCAGGCGTGGAAGGCGCTGCAGATCTCGGCCGCCGGCACGGTGTCGACGCGATCGCAGCCCGCGCAATATCGGCGGATCGTCATGCCGTGCGCGGCCGCGTGGCCAAGCGATCTTGGCGGCTGGTTTATGCCGGGGAACAT